CAAGCGATTTCACTCGGTAGATTCCCCCTGGACGCTTTTCTACTGCCGAAACCCGCACACTAGAACGGTCTACTGCGATGTGATACTCCATTAGTCTTCGAGCTCCTTGAGGTAGTCGATCTCGTTGAGTCGATCCGTCGGGTCGGTTGTGAAGTAGTAGCCACTCGGGACTACGTCGTCTCCTTCGTAGAATCCTGTGATTCGGTCGGCTACCCTGCGAATCTCGTACTCTACATGATCCGTAGTCGCTGAGTCTCCGAATGCTTCCCAGCGTAGTTCATCGCAGACTTCGTCGATGTCGTTGAAGCAACGGTTGTCTTCCGAGATTTTGAGAGCTTCTTCGAGCTCTTCTCGTGTTTCGATCACTTCTTCTCCTTAGAAGATGGGTTCTTACACCACTATTTTATAGGATTTCTTATAAAGAATCAAGTGGACAAAGAGAAACCCGCACCACCATTGAAGAGATGATGCGGGTTTCTTCTACTAGAGCGAGGACTTGTCGCTAAGCCGATTAACGATGGCGGCAACTTCGCAATCGAGGAAGTGAGTAGCAGGGTTGAAGCCAATCGAGTAGCCCCATTCGTCCTCGTCGAGCTTCGTGAAGAGACGTCCGTCAATGAAAATATCGGTTCCGACCTCGAGTTCGCTTAGGTCAACATTGACCTTCTCGTTGGACTTGGGTCCTCCCCACATCGTGACTCCGGTGGGAACGTTGAAGGATTCTCCGATCGCATCGGCGATGATCTCGTCGGTCTCGAAATTGTTTCGCATGATTGCTCTCCTTGTAGTTGGGAGGCCTCCTGTTGGCCTCTATACCTATATTTTATAGGATTTCCTATAAACAATCAACTGGAAACAAAGAAAACCCGCATTACTAATGAGAAAGTAACGCGGGAATTCTATTAGTTGGAGAGTTTGCCGCCTCCCAGCGTGTTGAGAACAGCGGCCATCTCACAATCGGAGAGTTCGACACCGAAGATGATGTAGTACTCCCACTTGTCTTCTCCCTCCTTCGAGAAGAAGCCGCCATCGTCCAGGAAAATGTTGGACCTGACCGGAAGATCGCTGAGATCAACGACAATATCTTCGCCGGAGTCGTCTCGAAGTGTGACCACGGTCGGGAAACCGTCGTACTTTCCGATCACGTCGTCCATGAGACCTTCGATCATTTGATAGCTTGCCATGATGTTCTCCTTTGTACTAGAAAGAGTCAAGTAGGGATAAAGAAACACCCTCCCTAACGATGAAGTCTAGGAGAAGGGTGTTTCTTAGAAGGGATCAGCGGTAGCGGGGGAAGATCTCGAGACGGAGCGGGAAACCGGCCCTGGCGACATCATTGGCGAAACTGTCGACGTCCCAAAGCTCCTTGCCGTTCTCGTTGTAGAAGGCATCCGCCATAGCGACGAAGTAGATAGTCGAGCCGTTAACTCGAATCACGGAACACGGATCCATCGTCGCAGGGTCGAGGTAGAGAGGGTAGTTTCTGAAATTGATGAGTTCGTCTTCGGTAACGGCCTCGAACCATTCATCCTCATCCTCGAAGGTGATGGAGTCGACGGGAGAGGAGGAGGGGCCATACATGAACCTGAGGGAGTCCTCCTCGGCAAGAATCGAAGAAGCCTCTTCGTCATAGACGTAGCCGCCTCCGAAAGGAAGAGACCCGCACCAACCCTGCGAAGTCTTGAAAGCGGTACCGTAGTCGTTGAAGAGAGTCGTGCCTACGGGAAGTGAGGCAAGATCAACTTCGTTCCCTTCGACCAGGACTCCGTTCTCCGCGGTCTTGACCTTCGCCGTCTTCGAAGAGCAAGCCTCAAGGGTTGCCTTGAAGACGTCGGTGATTTCGTTGATTTCGTTTGCAGTGAGCTTTCTCATGAAACACTCCTAAGTAGTAGTGAAGGATCCTTCAAAGCTTAGAGGAAGCAAGAAATGGATTATTTCTCTGGCCAGTTGAGAAGACCGACTCGGCCGCCGTTTTCTACGACGGTTTGACACATCGTAGCAACCGCGTGGTCGTCGAAGGTCGGGTTGTATGACTCCGGAGAAACCCACTCTTCGTAGAGTCTAAAGTAGTAGACCTCGCCGATTCGGAGAAGAGTACCCGGGAGTGCATCGAGAATATTGATGAAAGTCTCGCATCTCCCCTCACTCGCTCGAACTATGTAGTCACTACGCTTTCCAGTGCCGGGAGTAGGTTCGTCTACGAGGGTTTCACGAAGCTTCTCCACGAGTTTCTCGAATTCTTCGGTGTTCACTTTCTTTCTCCTTCTTCGAATTCGTGGCATCCACGCCACTTACTCCATAAGCCCCATGTCAAAACGTTGAGAACAGGGCTTTCAACGGTTAGTTCGGGATAGGCCACTTGGATTCACTCTTCCAAATAGGCTCGGACACAGGCCATCCCACGAGCGGAATGACACTTGCCTTGAATGCGATCCAGGAAAACTCCTGGTTCGTGAGTTTGACATCACCTCCATGCGCTAGATGCTCCCAAGCTCCGTCCGTTTGAAGAACCCAGACGCCGTCCTTCTTGACGAACATGAACCTATCGAGAGTCGCGGATTGTCCTTCGGCGAGATTCTCGAAGTTCACCCAAACAGGTCGAGTGTAGAACACCGTCAAAGCCGAGATGATGACGGGTTCACTCTCGAGTTCTTCGAAGTTTTCTTCGTCTCGAGCCTCTTCCACGAGTTCCTCGAGCTCCTTGAGATTCTTGATCATTGTCTTCTACCCTCTCAAGCGTTGGCCGGGACCTTGACGACGCTTCTCATGAGAGCAGGAACCCCTCCATGCTTCGTGAAGAGTAGAGCGAGTGCCTTGTCTACGAGAGTCACGGCTTCAACCCACTTTCCGTAGCGCCACACGTTACCTTCCTTGACGAAGGCGAACCCCGAGTACCCGATGATCGAACCTGAGTCGAGCTGTGAAAGGTCGATGTCCATCTGGGGCCAAGGCTTCGAAATCTTGCAGATGTCCATTCGAACCGTCGACTCTGTCTCTTCGAGGTAAGAGAGTGCGGCGTCGAGTGCCTCCCTGTCGAGTTCGAAGGTTGTAAGAATCACTCTTCTTCACCCTCTCCGGCAATGTTGAGGATCTCGACGATCTTCCCAGCTCGACGAGCTTCACGGCATTCGAGAGCGAGTCCTCCACTCGTCTCCGAAACCCAGGTGTCTTCACACCGCCAAAGGTGGTTCCTGAAGGTGTAAACCCTCTCCCCGATCTGGATCTTGGAGTCGTCCTCGTGGACCGAGAAGATGTTCACTCGGTGTCCGGCGTACATTCCCTGGGTCGGAGTGAAGCAAAAGTCGCTTCCGAGTGCGACTTCCTTGGATATGTCAGAGGGGCAAGCAAGTCGAGCGATTTCTTCTTCGATCGCGCTCTTGAGCTTGTCCGAAAGTTCGTAGTTCATGGTTGTTCTCCTTGTAGTTGAAGTCCTCTTCTCGGCCTCATACCTATATTTTATAGGAAAACTTATAAACAATCAACTGGAACACAAAGAAAACCACCCTCAACGGTGAAGTCAAGGGTGGTTTCTGTGAGACTAACCCCTAACGGGTGAAGGGGTTAGGGTAGACTTCGAAGCGAAGCGGAAAACTCGGGAAGTACTCGGCGATTGCCTTCGCGTTACCCTCAGGCGAGTGGGTTTCAAACCCGTCCTCAAACCTAATCCAGCAATCACCGGTGTGGGCCGATGAGGCGGTGACTTGGAAGGAAGAAGAGCCGTTAACGACAATTACGTCGCCTCCGGTCGCCCTCCAACCGTCGAGGGGGAGCTCATAGCCGCCAAAGTCGATGGACTTGTTCTCAACGAAGGCTTCGTAAAGCTCTTCCTCGTTCTCGAAGGTGACGGAACCGGCCGGGCTAGAGTAAGGACCACGTACGAACTCGGCCTCATTACCCTCATCAGCGGCCTGGGTTAGAATAGAAGCAAGGAGCCCGTTATTGGGGGTGGCGCCACCTTTGGGGTAGTCTCCTAACCAACCCTCGTCGGTCTTGAAGGCATTACCAACTCCTCCGTTACCCCTAGGCCAGCAAATACCAGTGCCTCTAGGAAGACTACCGAGATCCACGATCTCGCCGTCGATCGGGCACTCCTTGTCCTCCCCAGCCGTCCTCGTAGTACATGTCTCGAGAACCGCTTCGAAGACGTCGGTAATCTCATTGATTTCTTTTGAGGTGAGTTTTCTCACGGAAGTTCTCCTAGAATAGAGAATGTCTTACACTACTTACCGAAACTCGAAGGGGGTTAGTTGAGTCTCTTGAAGCGGGGATATCCACCCCCACCTTCTACGTAATCGACGAGGTCTTCACTCGTCCAGGAGCCACCTCGTTCGTCAATCCACCCATCCGGGATTCGGAAGACGAACCAGTCGCCGTCATCGACACTCAAGCAAGTCCCGAGATGAACCTTCTCCAGGTCGAAAGTCCGGTCGTAAATGTCATTGGTGAGAGTATCGTTCACATCTACCTCCTAGATGCAATGTTCGCAGACGTTGTCTTCGACGATTTCGCCTTCTTGAGTTTCACTAGCCAAAGCTCGGAGAGCATAGAACGGAGCGATATAGTTCTCATCCGTAGTCCTATTGAGAATGACCTTGAACCCTTCACGCCTATAGACGCGGTCAGGGTACTTCTCTTCGAGTTCTTCGAAAGTCGAGAAAATCACTTTCGCATTCCCTTCACGATTACGTCCGTAGAAGTCGCGTAGAGTTTGCCTCTGTTCTTCGAAGCCTCATAGAGAGAGTTGAAGAGTTCCACGTCCGAGTATTGCGAGTTTGAGGAGAGCCAAACTTCGCCACTCCAAGCCTTCAAGAAGAAGCCGCCATTCGAACTACAAAAGACGGTGTTGGCCGGGAACCCTGTGAAGTCTTCGACCGAGTAGTACGCTACGACCCCGTCATTCCACTTGACTTTGATCTCCCTCTTAGTCACGGAGTCCATGATGCTTTGAAGCTCTTCGAGGCATTCTTCGAGGTTCATTCGTCGACTCCCGGATCATAGACGCACTTGAACTGGTCGTTGAAGAGAAGAAAGTTGAACATCTGGTAGTTGTCAACTACGCCTCTTGAGGTCGTAGACCAATCTCCCTTGATTGTCTTCGTGAAGGTTTCACTGTCATAAGAGAGGATCGTCCCTGTCTCGAGATCGTAGAGCTCTTCAACGTTAGAAATCTCGAAGAGAATCCCGGCCTCGTTCTTGTCGAGAATCGTGATCGGCTCATCAAGGTCGAGTTCATAGAGGCTTTCACGCACTCGGCTTAACCGGTTGAAAGCGTCCTTGAGTTCTTCACGGGTAGTCATGTTTAGGCTCCTTCGAAAGTGTCAGGGGTGTAGACGAAGTAGATGGGGAAGTCGTCGGCTGCGAGTGAGACGAAAACTGCGAAGAGTTCCTTCGTGTCGAGAGGCCTATCACGGAAAGTGGAGACCCACTGGACTGTGTTCTTCTTCATGAAGTAGTCATCGTCGGCGTAGAGAAGGGTTCCAACCGGAAGCCAGAGAAGATCTCGATAGTTTGAGATCCCGAACCCTCTCGACTTCTCGTCTCCTGTCTTCCTCTTCACTGTGATTGGCCTTGAGAGCTTCTCCTGGGAGAGTTCGCGGAGCCTCTCATAAAGCCTCGTCGTGGTCTCGTTGAGTTCCTTAGCGTCCATGAGTCACTCTTCCTCGAAGACTCGGGTTCGGTCTTCACTCAAGTGAGGCTCGGGACGGTAGGCGAGTCGGACCACCGCTTCGTCGTCTACGGCTCGGAGAAGAAAAATGAAGAAGTCGAAGTCGGTGAGGTTTCGGTTATCGTAGGAGACCCAGAAACCGTCGGTCGTCTTCATGTAGGCGAGTCCGTAGAAGGTGATGAGGGTCCCCGCCGGAGCATTCGAGATGTCCTTGAAGCTCCTCACCATCATCGGATCGGTTTCGTCTTCCTGGCGGATGAAAATGTCGAAGTAGTTCGGAGTGTTGATGAACTCGAGCGACTCTTCGCGGTCCTTGAGTGCGGCTTCGATGATCTTGTCGTGGCGTCGCATTGCTCTTCTCTCCTCTCAGTGACGACCGGGGTAGTAGGCGAGAGAAATCTCCATGTGGGAGTCTACGGCTCGGAGGATGGAGATGAAGAAGTCGAACTCAGTGAGGAAGGTCCCGTCGTGGTAGACCCACATTCCCTTGTTCGTCTTCATGTAGGAGTACGTGTTGATCGTAATGATCGTTCCGGAAGGAGCATTCGAGATGTCTTGGAAGCTCTTCACCGTCATCGAAGCGGCCTTCTTCTCTCCGGGGATCGTGAAGTTGATCTGGTCCTTCTCGTTGAAGATCTGGGCAGCCTCGAAGCGTGCCTTCTTCGCCTCTCCGATGATCTTAGCGTAGCTCATTGTTCTCTCCTTGTAGTAGGAAGGCCTTCCTTATTGGCCTTCATACCTATATTTTATAGGATTTCCTATAAACAATCAACTGGAACAACGAGAAAATCATCGAGAAATCGAGAGACAATTCCCCTTAGACGCCGTAGAGAGAACCAATTGATAGACCTCATTGTGGCCAAAGAAGGTGCCTGTCCAGGAAACCCACCCAGGACTACACGAAACTCTCATGTACTCGCTGTTGTTAATCCTAAGACGAACACCAGGAGGAAGACTACGAAGAGAAGCAACCGAGAGAATTGTGAGGGGTGGGTCGTTGGGAACCCGAGAGTGAATTACGATAGGCTCTTCGAGTTCTTTGCTGAAAACCTGGTCGACTTGAAACTTACACTCCCAATAGGACTCGAGAATGTCTTCGTAGTCACTCATGAGAAACGGCTCCATCCGGGTAGGGAGGCATTTTGCTGCCCTTATCGAGAAGATTGAGAATCGCGAGGTCGGACTTCTCGGATTGAAGAAAACGAAGAACGGTCTCCATGTCTCCAGGAGTGAAAGACGCGTGGGCGGACATCTTCCAGTAGGACGGGTTCACCTTCTTGAACTCGAAGATACCGGTTCGAATGACTTGTCCAACTGGGAGAGTCTTGAAGTCGTTGACGTTCACTGAGAAGCCACCTCCAGATTGATGAGAAACGCCGGATCCCGAGAAGCGAGGTAGGAGTCAATGATGAGACACACGACTTCGAAATTCGAAAGACGAGAGCCAAGTCCGTTAACCCACGAATCCTTCGGGAGACTCACTTTGAAGAATTGAGTCCCATCCGAGAGTTTGATATGGGAGCCTACTCCGAGCCTGAAGAACTCCCTAAACGGGAGGTCGAACTCACCCCCATGGTCCTTCATCGGGAGTGGGACGAAGGAGGTCTCGAGACTCTTGCGGGTTTCATCGTAGAACTTCCCGATTTGGCATCGAAGTGCGTAGAGTTCTTTGTTCACTTGAGCATTCACTTGAATTCCCTTTCTAGAAGCTTTGAGCAACTACGTGAGCGAGTTTGATCTTGTCTCCGTAAAACGCTCGGGAGACGAGTTTGTAGAAGAGGTCTTTGTCCGTGATTTGAACACCTCGAGAGTTAACCCAGCGGCCTTCGAACCCTTCGAGTTTGAGAAAGACGAGTCGACTATTCGTGACGAGAACATCGCCTGGAACGAAAGTGAGCCAAAAGTCATCGTAGTTGTGAATAGGCTCGTCTAGGTCAATAATCTCGAGATTCACGTCGTATTTCTCAGAGATGGTCTTCTCAACTTCGAGACGGGCTAAGTTGTAGTCCGTGAGAAAGTTCTGGAAGACTTCGTCAGAGATCATTAGAGAAGCCTCCTCTCACGAGAGCCACGGAGTCTCCATTGAAGTAGTCTTCGGCGAGTGTGAAGAAGAAGAAGGAGTTAGACTCCTGGTTTCCATGTCGATCCACCCACTTCTCGACTTTGCCGAACTTCATCTTCTCGAACTCTCCGTGAATGGAGGTGGAGAAGATCGTCCCAACCCTCATTCGGGAGAGGTCAGTGAAACTCGTGATAGGGTCATCGAGGCCTGAGACCTTGATAGACACGCGCCCTTGAGGATCGAGTGCCAAAGCGTGGAGGTTGGCCATCTTGATGCGAGTCTCTTCGAGAAAGTTTCTAAGCATTGAGTCTCTCATAGTAGCTCCTTAGTTAGTGTAGAGGCAATGAAGTGTTTCTCCGAGAGCGACTTTCTTGACGAGAAAATCGAAGAACTCGAAGAGAGTGTAGTGTGTGCCGGTAGTCGAAACCCAGAATCCCTTCCCGCCCATGCGTGTTAGAAAGAAGGTTTCTAAGCCTACTTGCACTACGGTTCCGTAAGTGATGTGGTCAAAGTCGGCGGGACACTGGATTGAGAGTGTCTTAGCATTGGGGCTCGGGAAGAATTGGAGTCCCTCCACGCAGGAATCGAGGTAGAGTCCAAGCCTCTCTCGAGTGTTTTCGCTGAGTTTGGAGACGAAGTCGACGGGAGTGATAGCGTTTTCGCTGTAGGACCTCCCGTAGACGGCTCGATTGTAGAGGAGACGTGAGACTTCTTCGAAAGCCTCTTCGTGGTTTACTCCATCGAGACGGTAAGAGACGAGTCGTGGGAGTTCGTCGATGTTGCCGGCTTCAACGCAGAACTTGTGGAGTTCCTCCTCAAAAGCGTCGAAGCGGGTTCCAGCGATTCCACCACTGTCTACGAGTCGACGGTCTACGGAGTGGAAGATGAAGTCGAGAGTCGGGTAGTAGGTCATTGAAGTCACCCCAAGAAGAAGCCAACGAAGTCGAGAGTGTTCACTTCGATGAGTCGAGGCTCACCGTTGTAGTTAGCGTAGTAGTAGACCAAGTCTTCTCCATCGTGGTAGGCGCCACACTGTTCGAGGACTTCTACGATGAGTTCGAAAGCGTCTTCGAAGTCCATCTCTTCGAATCCCCCGAACTTTCGGGCCTCAATGAGGATTGCGGACTCGAGTTCCTTGTAGGTAGCCATTGCTTTCTTCTCCTAGAGCCACTCGATGAAGTCCGTGATGGCCTCATCGCTGTTGAATCGAGCGAGTTCCACATACTCTCGAGTGGAGTGAACTCGGTAGAAGTAGTCGGAGTAGTGGAGTGTCTGGTCGATCGGGAACATTCCAGTGGGGAGAACTCGGCGGTGGAAGAACTCGTCGTAGTCGAGAGTCTCAGTGACCGGGTTGAGTCCCTTCTTCGAAACGTGAACCGGAGTCCAGACGTCGTCCTTGTCGATTCGCATCCAGTACTCGACGTATTCTCCGTTGACCTTGAACTCCTGGAGGTAGAAGTCGACGGGAGTGAGCCAATCGGCGTCTTCCTGCGGAGTCTTGGGGAGAACCAGGTAGAGGACTCGTCCGTCGTCTACGAGCACTCCTCCTTCGAAAGCGTTCTTGAGGTTCTCGTGAGTGTAGGTCCTCGTGAAGTTCTCGTAGATGACCTCGAAACTCCCGTCCGGATTCTTGAAGACGGGGAGAACAGTGGTCTTGTCCGCCTCAACGATGAGCGTTTGCATGTCTTTCCTCCTTGTAGTAGGAAGCCTTTTCGGCTCCCATACCAATATTTTATAGGAAAACCTATAAATAATCAAGTGGAAACACAAAACTCCTCCCAACCGATTTAGACTAGCCAGGAGAAACTAGAGTAAACCGATCGGGAGGAGTTGACTGAGGAGTCCTATATATATGGACTAGCTTAGCTGTCTCATAGGACTAGAAGGTTCTACGAACTAGAAGGAACCAGGCTTGTGGTGGTCCTTGAGAACCTTGCGAATGTTTGGCTCGAAGAAGTTCGGACCCTTCATCACTTTCCCGTCCTCGCGATAGATCGGCTTGCCACCCTCACCCAACTTCGAGAGATTGGAGCGGTGAACCTCCTCGAGAACGTCGTCGAGCGGAATACCCAACTCAAGAGCCATACCATAGATGACGTAGACTAAGTCAGCTAAGGCGTCAGCGACTTCTACTTCATTGTAACCCTCGGGGTCTTTAGAGGGCGGAAGCGCATTCTTGATCGTCGTCGAGTAGATACTCGTCCACGTCTTGGAACCGTTATCGTAGACTCCCGAGAGAAGTTCGCAGAACTCCTCGAGAATGAGACCAACACGAAGACTAACCCTCTCCGAGGAAGGACGATGAGGGGAATCATAGACAGGCATATCGTAGACGCGGTGAAACTCTCGAACGAGTTCGGACGGACGCATGAAAGAACTCCTAGGTGGTAGTGAGAAGGCGTGGACTTCGAGTAAAGCGCTCGGAGAAGAGATTGAAAGATCTCTGAGAGCAAAACCCATATGTGGACTCACCGGGGACTCCACAAGACTGCAATAATATCAAGGAAAACGGCGAGTGAGGCGAGAAAACAGAGAAAGCCGAGAACTCTCGAGAGAAAGTGATAGTGTCTAGAAGACGTCTCGGAGACAAGCATCACCGCTTTGAAGAAACACTCTCGGGAGAGAAGAAAGAACACGACTGCGAGAAGCGCGAAGAGAAACCCAAACGCGACTAAGATGATGGAAGACATAAGAGACTACTCTCCTTTGACGGTTCTAGTGGATAGGTCGAAAAGCGGAGAAGAGACAAGACTCTCCAGAAAATCGGAGGGAAACTCGCACTGCTCCAAAGACACTCCACACTCTTGAAGAAGCCTGAAACCCGCGTAGGAAGGCCTATACTCCCTCACATAGACGACACGATCAATATCGTGGAAGGCGATCCTCTTGCAACATTCTAGGCACGGACTATCGGAAATGTAGAGAGTAGAAAAACCCTTACGGCCTTTATCTGCAAGAGATAGAACGGCTTCCTCAGCATGAATGGTCCTCACACAATGGCCATCGGACATGAGGTGTCCAGCCTCGTCACATTGGGGAGTTTCCCTCGAGTGATTGACGCCCCAACCAACAACAACTCCATCGATTGTCAGACAAGCAGCGACTCTACGACGATCGCAAGAACCCTTCGAACTTAGGGCCAAAACCCCCGCACTCATCAACGCGTCATAGAAGACGCTGGGCGGAAAGTTGCTATATATATATGGAGTGGGGTGAGGGAGGTTGAGAGAATTAGGGCTCACAGTGTCTCCTCAGTGAAAGTCTCTCTGAAACATATCTCTCCATATATCTCTTCTATAGTTAAGTTGAGTTTGAGGAGTGAGTTCATCGCGAGTTTCGGCTCGAGGATTTGAGTGAGTAGATCGCGAGAATCGAGTTCTTTGATTCCTCTCAGTGAAGTGAGAAGTTTGTCGAGAAGATCGGGAGTGAGTTTTGAGGAGAGAACCTCCGCGACTTCCGTGAACTGGATCTTATCGTAGTAGAGTTTTTGGGCTTCGAAGTCAACCGAGTCGAGAAGATCGCTTAACTGTGAGAGAAGAACTTCGGAGTCTTTCTTCAGGAACGTGTAGACTTCGGAAGAGGGTGAGCCTACCGCAAGTTTGAGAACGCCGCCCTTGATCTTCGGAGACATCGAGAGTGTGAAGTCTTTAGAGTGAAGATAGAGTGTAGAGGGTTGAATGATGACTCTATCGAAGTCGAGGTTTTGAGGAAGTTTCGCTGCGAGGGTTTTGAGAACCCCATAGACGGGAGCGGGACTTTCGCGAGGATAAGAGTCGAGAATGTTCCCAACTCCATCCGTATTGAGGAAGACGACTTTCTCGCGATTCTCTTCGAACCAGGTTTTGAGAAGAAAATCACGAACGTTGACGGATTGCTTGCTCCAAAACGTTTGAGAGGCATCGAAGAGTTTCACGAGAGAGAGAACGGCTTCGGGGTAGAAGTGGAATTGCTTCTCTCCAATGAGTGTGTCTACTTCACCGTTCGGGAAGGTTTCGAGAACCGTCAACTCTCCAAGAGACGCTTTGAAGACATCGTACTTCTTGAACTGGTCGTATACTTCAGCGATATTCACTTGCTACCTCAATCCTCAATGATTTCGAGTTCTTCGGGTTCATCGTCGGGTTCGAAATCCGAGGCGTTGTCGAGTTTCGCGAGGATTTGCTTCATTTGATCCTCTGTGACGACTTCACGAACCGCTTGAATGATTTGAGAGAGTTGAGCCATGACCTCGACCATCGAGGAGTCTTCTTTGGCTTCTTTCTCAAACTCGTGAAGCGTCTTGGCGGCGTCGAGACCATCACGTGCAGAAACGGTCTTAGGATTCTCGACCATGTTTTGGAAGCCGATTTGCATCATGGTCTCGGCGTAGGAGGAGTCCGTGACGAGTGAGTCCACCATCTTCTCGAGGCTTTGAGAGGCTTGAAGCGCTCTCTTCTCGAGACTCTTACGTACAATCCACGACTTCGGAGGCATGTGGTTGTGTACGTGGTTGTAGAGGCTCTGGTAGGAGATGCCTTCACCGATTTCGCGGTACTTCTCGTTTTGAGGCTCGATCATCCGAAGAATCTCGGTGTAGGCGAGTCCAGACAAGACTAGAGTGTTGATTGTCCCAACGAAGTCTCGACCCTTCTTGCAAACACGACACCGGGGCTCATAGGTGAACTCGGGGTTGCCTCCACCGAGGTTGACGGGAAGTGCTTCTTCGAGTGGAGTACCACCGAACACTTTGTCGTCGTAGGTTGCTTTCATCGGTCTTCTCTCGTCTTGCCCCAACCACGCTTACGAGAGTTCGGGTTGTAGGCTCTTGAGAAACTCCCGGAATAAAGGGAAGCTTCGGGGAAGCCATTCTTGTTGTAGACCTCACGAGTTCTACGATACTCGATTTGAGTAGCCAAGAGAGTTCTCCTCTTCTCGGCCGTACGCTTCTCCGGAGGAAGATTGCGTCTCCACTCCACCAAGAGGCCTTCGGTGAGGTCCTCTAAGTGTCCATCAATCCCGTATTTCATAACCCCAGCTCCTCGGCTAGAATACGAAGCCCCTCGGCGGCGACTTCCTTGATGTTGTATACTTTGTTGTACTTCAACCCTGTGAGAGTTGAAATGGCTCGAGAGTAGATGTAGACTTCGTTGACCGCCTCCCGATGAGAGTCATCGAGTTTCAAGACACAAGCCTTGATGTCGAAAATCGTGAAGTCTTCACCCAGAATGTTGAGAGAATAGCACCCCTCTCTCTTTGAGAGCTCCTCCCAAGCAAGAAGATTTCTCAAGCATCCTTCGAGAATCTTGAGTGCCTTAGTCCTCTCCACGACGGATCCTCCATTCGCGAATACGTTCGAGAATCCTCACAACCTGGCGAGTCTCTCTTTGAAGTGCATCCGCCTTGCTCCACAGGAAGTAACGGAAGAAAGCTTGATAGCGTTCGCTTTGAGACTCTCGAGAAGCTCTCGCGGACTTGTCGGTTTGGGTACCATCCATGTATCCTTCGTAGAAGCTATTCCACGAGTCGTCGGCGATGTGTTTGGCAAAAGTGGCCTCTAGGAGAAGATCAGAGACACGCTGTGAGAGAATGATTTGCTCTCGGGAGAGTTTGAGAAGAGTCTCCTCAATGTCTTGACCTGTGAGTAGAGACCAATCCTCCTTCGGGTTGCCTTTACGGTCGAGCTCCCAAATGATTCGACCCTTCTCGTCTTTGAGAAGAATGCCATTCGAGTTCACGGCGGGTTTACGAACCATCACGTAGAGGTCATCCAAAGCCGCTAGAGTGGATTCGAAGACGTCTCCGATCATTCCATCCGAAGCGGCTTTGATTTGAGAGAGAATGGCTTTGTCGTCTTGCTTCCAAGTGTAGGAGAGACGACGAAAGAGGCTATTCTTCCTGCGAAGTGAAGCGACTCCATCCGAGAGTTTCGTCTCAGTTACGTCGGAGTCGATGTCTTCCTGGTATTGCTTGCGGAGTTTCTCAGCGATTTCTCCGTAAGGGTCTTTCCCCTCATCGAGTGAACTCATCCCACTCACCCTCCTTGAACCCCGTGTAGGCGATAGCGATAGCATCGAAGACGTCGGGTTTGACACCCTTCTCTTCTTTGAGGTTGAAGATCTCGGAGACGCTCTGGCGAACATCGTCCTTGGAAGCGCGGTAGTTGCCTGTCACGAACTTCTTGACGGAAACGGCCGCGTACTCCTTGTACTTCCTCTCTCCGAGAATAGCGAAGGACCTCAAGAAGTTCTCGGTTCCAAGAATGCGATCTCTTTGACCCATGTGTTGAGTAGGAACACGCTCAACGGCGATGGCGTCGATGTGTCCGATCTTCTCCTCGGCTCTATCCAGGAAGTTACGCAAGGCGACCATACCCTCGATCGTCTTCCCGTTGAGAGTCGTCTCCTTGAAAGTGGGAGAGAAGAGACCTGCTTTCACCAAGACACCATCTTCGAGGAAAGCGTACCCTACGTTAACCGCTCCCGGGTCGATACCTAACACTAACACTTAGTTCTCCTTCTCTCTAAAAGGAAGCTTGTTTTCGAGAAGATGAGTGACCCAAGCCCACTTTTCGTAGACCGGATCGAGAAGTTCGGGAGTGGACTTGACGATAAACTCCTTCATGCGGTAGGGGTACTCGGTTTGCACCATGAGAATGATGCATCTCTTGAGGCCAAGCCAGTGCATGTAAGCGTTCATCTGGTAAACCCACTCTTTTTGAGGAGCGGACATCCTCATGAAAGTCGAGGAGGTCTTCGTCTTGATGTCGAGAAGAAAAGTCTCACCCGAGGGATGGTCGATGATGCCGTCAACGTACCCTCTACCGTGAACCTCGTGGTTGTGGACTTCACGCTCGATGTTCTCGGGTTTGGCAAGTCCTGCTTGAATGAGTTGGGTTTGAAGAATCGCGTGGTAGGTCTTCCCGATGGAAGCGGCCATCTCAAGCCCCATACTACGATGTTGAGGCTTCACTTCCCCTAACCCGTAAGCGGGTGCTTTGGCCTCATAGAGTGCTTTGGCGGTGGGAAGACACTCCGAAGAAGGGTGAAAGTACTTGTCTCCGAGACCTCTATAAGGACCTGAGTCAACCGTTACGGTGTAGTGGTCAGGCCAATTGTCGGAGAGAATCGACTTCTCCAGGTAGGGAACGAGAAGTTCACCTCTACCAAGAGAATCGAGTAGTCTAGTTCCAATCACTGAGAAACTCCTCGAGTTTGTTCATCTGTTCGAGAACTCTAGTCTTCATGGGTGGAGTCTTGTAGGCGTCGTAGAGCTTCTCAAGAAAGTCAATGACCTCAACGATCTTCTCAAGATCCGGCTTGACGGGTTTGGGTTGCTCTTTGAGAGAGAGAAGCTCGGAGAAGTCTCGGAGAGGGAGTGCGATCCAATCCGATTTCTTCGTCTGTGAGCCCTCCTCGTATTCGAAGCGGACGGGAAGTGCGAAAGTCTTGCCCATCCCACGCGCTTTCTCCTCCCAAGAGTCGAGGAAGACCCTCTCAAGGCTATACGACTTCTTTCTCGTAGCCTTGCAATCAACGAGGAGGGGGAAGTTGCTCTCCGTCCAATGTCCCGGAGTTACACCATCTCCCGGATCGTTGAATTGGTTCCCTGAAGAAATAGTGAGAGAGAGGCCGAGTATTTCAGCGACCTCTCTCTCGTGTGTTTTCCAGTCAACTTCCGGAGTTGAACCCTGATTACTCATATCCTAATTATATAGGAATTCTTATAACCCATCAACCGGAAACCTGGAAAAATTGTAGGATCTAGCCTTCGTTGAGGCGCTTCAAGAAGCCACTCTCATCGAAATCGGAGCCTGCGGCGTTGTCGATGTCGAAGGACTGGGCAACTCCCTGAATCTCGTGGCCTTTAAGCTTCGCGAGAACCTTCTCCTTCAAAGCCTCCTGGATCTCCGGATGCTCCTTCACGAAGAGAATCACATTGTCCTTGCCGCGAATCTTGCCATCTGGGAACTCAGGGTAGGTGTACGTTCCCCTCGCCGGATTCTCGATGACGTCCGCCAGCATAGCCAAACGAGTGATCTCATCGAGGAAGTCGATGCCAAAGCCATACTTCGACTCGAGATTGTAGAACCAGAAATACGTGGAACGTCCGGGAGCGGAGAGAGAGTTCTTGTGAACCTTGGCGACAACCGAAAACCCCACCTGCAGGTCATCTCCATCGACCTTCTCGAAGACCTTACCCTGACCTCTCTTGAGTTCAACACGAAGAGAAGCGGCGTGTTGCCAGGACTTGCCACCCGGAGTCATTAGACGATGATAGCCAGACATGTCTTCACGGATCTGGTTGATGCCAATCGTGCAGGTCTCGTACTTGCCAGACATGATCTGGGCGAACTGCGAGAATCGGGTGATGGCAAGAGCGTTGCCACCAATGTTCCCGATCTCAGCGGACTTGCCTGTGACTCTCTGGGAAGGGGTACCACCGATGGAGTCGAAGACGGCGATAGCGCACTCTCCGGTAGAAACGGCATCCGTGTACATATCGGTCGCCTGCTCCACGTGGTCCGGTGCTACTACGATGACCCTCTCCCAATCCTCAACGAAGGCCTTCACCCAATCAGGAGTCAAGCGGTGTTCGGCGTCGATGTAGAGGCAAAACCTGTCCGGGAAGAGTTTGAGGCAATTGTTCACCGCGTGAAGAGTGATTGTCGTCTTGCCTACGCCTGGGGCTCCAGCGAACTCTACGACTCGGTTGGTGGGGAGGCCACCGACACCCGTAGCGTAGTCGAGTGCTAAGGAGCCGGTTGAGAAGGTACGGTAGGGTGGAATCTCGGAAGCGAGCATCGCCGACCTCTCACCGTAACGGTTTTGGAGTTGGGTCTTGAGTGATTCGAGTGTTGAAATACGTGCCATGAAAAAACCTTTTCTAACGAAAGAACTCGTGCTTGGGAGGAGTAGTGGTAGTACTCTCGATATCTCTCGTGTCTCTTCCCTATAATCAATCCACTAAATCGAGTGTTAGTTTAATAGGGTAGAGGACGAAAAACAGAAACCTAGTCCTGAAGGTAGTCAAGACGCAAGACTTCTTGCACCATGACACCTCGATCGAGTCTCTTGATTTCGAGAAGAACAGGTCGACCGACCTGGTAGAGAATCTTGTTCGGTACCCACTTGTTCGAGAAGACGGTCGCTGGGAAGACTTCCTCATTGTAGGTCACTTCGATGAAGGCCATCTCACCGTTTCGGGCTTGATGGGTGCGGAGACTAGAGATCATGCCACCGATTCTAGCCACCTCACCGACTTTGAGCTCATTCATCTCTCGAGGAGTCTTGAGTGCCATAGCGTCAAGAATGTCGAGATACTTTTCGAGAGGGTCTTGAGTAATGTAGTTCCCAGCGAGTTCCATTTCGACATCGAAGATGACATTCTCGTCGGAGAGGTCGGGAACAAGTGCATCGATCTTGTTCTTCTCATAGAAGTACTTGAGGAGTTCGCTTCTATTCGGGTTGAGAGAGTCGAAGGCACCGATCTTGATGAGATTCTCGACAACGGTCTTCTTGCGTCCACCTCTACCCGAAGTCTTGGAGAGGTAGTCATCGAGTGACTCATAGGGGCGATACTTGAGAATCTCCTTAACAGCGGAGGCGCCTACGCTTTTGATGTCCCCAAGACCCCAGCGAATACCGCTCTTGGTTAGGGTGAACCTCTCATCGGACTCGTTTACGTCGGGAGGGAGAATGGGAATGCCAGTACGTCGAGCTTCCTTCACGTAGAGATTTGCTCTACCCGGATCGGTTCGCATGAGAGCCGTGAGATACTCTCTCGGGAAGAAGTGCTTCTCATAGGCACCCCACGTCGAGATCATGGCGTAGGCCTGTGAGTGAGCCGAGTTGAATACGTAGATACCCGCCTTCTCGAGCATCTTCCAGCACTCATTAGCGACCTTCACGGGGTCACCTACGCACCCTTCGAGGAACTTGGGGTTCTTGACGCATCGCTCAATGAACTTAGGCTTCTCTTCGAGCATCTTCTCGAAGAGCATTTTACCCATGATCTTGCGAATGCCATCGGCTTCTACGAGAGAGTAACCGGCGAGAACCTGGAAGAGCTTCATGACTTGCTCTTGGTAGACCGCTACTCCGAACGTAGAAGCGAGAACCTCGGACATAAGCGGGTGCGGAGTCTTGATTTCTTCCTCACCCATTCGACGCTTCATGTAGACGTCTAGCTGCCCCGACCTCGTAACGCCAGGACGGTTGACGGCGATAAGGTCGGCGATGTCTCTCTCGTTTTTCGCCTTGAAATCGGGGAGAAGTGACTTGAAGGAAGTCGTTTCAATCTGGAAAATACCAGTAGAGTCGCCTCCGTTGACTTGCTCCCAAATCTCAGGTAGAGCCATCGTCTCTTCGGAGAGTTGATAGAGACGCTTCGGATCTTCTTCTCCGTGTGCAAGCCTATCGCACTCCATGAGGGTATCGAGATGGCGAATGCCGAGAATATCGTACTTGATGAATCCGAGTTTCTCGACAGTGGGTCCATCGAACTGCGTGACGATCTCGTTGTTCTTGACTCGGAGAGGGAGTTGACCGATCAAGGAGACGTCTGAGATAAGTGTTCCAGCGGCATGCTTGGAGGACTGGCGAACCATACCTACCATCTCGGACATTTTCTCGAAAAGGCGAGGGTACTTGGTAGCCCAGGAAGCGAGTTCTCCTCCGGTTTCACGAAGAATCTGGTCCCAGGAGACTTCAATTCTCTCCGTGTCAAGGTCCTTGACTTCGTTGATGACTTCGGACATCTTGTTGACGTCTTCGAGTGGGATTTGAAGCGCCCTACCGAGATCTCGAAGAAGACCACGAGCCTGGAGCCGCGAGAATGTTCCAATACCGCAAACCCTATCACGTCCGAAACGCCAGGAGAGGTACTCCTTGACTTGTCCACGGTGTGATTGAGGGAAGTCGAGGTCGATATCCGGTAGACCACCGATTCTCTCCTCAACCGAGACCACTTCGCCTACTAGATCTTCACCGAAGTCTTTGTAGTCGATCGACTTCTTCTTAGTCTCCTGGAGTTTGATGCGATCACCAGGTTTGAGGAAGCGTGCCATCACTTCACTGCCATCCTCGAGGAAGGCTCTCTCACCGGGGCCAAGAGTTAGAGTCTCAACTCCAACGTCGATGTAGAGGAGAGAACCTCGCTGAGGATTGAGGAACCTCTCGAACATGAGACCGTATTTAATAGGGTCGATCTCAGTAATGTCGAGAAGGAAGGCAGTTAAAGAGCCTCCACCCGAACCACGAGCAGGTCCTACAAGCCAAGAAGACTTCTTGAAAGGAACGGTCGCAGGATTCTTGGCAAACTTGCAATAGTCGGCTACAATGTTGAAGTAGCCGGGGAAGCCTTTTGCCAGAATAATGGAGAGTTCGTAGTCTAAACGCTCCCGGTAGTTCTCGAGGGTGTCGGGCATCTCGGCACCGGCATCGAACTGCTTTACGATCTTCTCTTTGAAGCCGGACTCTACATTGGAGAGGAAGAGTTGCTCGTCCTTAATAAAGTCCCCAGTAATGAGAGGCTCGTGGAGTTTCTTGCTAATTTCAACCCCTCTACACCTCTCGGCAATCTTGGAAGTATTCTCGATCGCTTCCTCGATGATGTCGTCACTAATACCGTGTCGATTCATCCAGTAGTAGATCTCGTCATCGTCCATGATCCAGGCGGCGGTTTCGCCTCTAGTGTCGAACTGGTCCTGGTTCGTAGACATTGCCCAGACGATCTGGTGATTCTCGAAGTGGCATCTCTCGGCGTAGTGGGCGTCATTCACTACGATGAGACCTAAGCCAAGTTCACGAGCGAGTCGAACCTTCCCGTGATTCATCTTGGTGATTTGCTGGCTCACCTCGAGGTCATGAGGGTTCTTGGAGTCGATCATCTGCCACGTGTGAAGTTCGAGGAAGAAGTTCTCCTTCCCGAACACGCTGATGAACTTCGAAACCCACGCTTTGGCTTCCTCGTACTTGTCTTCGACGAGAAAACGTGCTGTATTGGAGAGAAGACAACCGTCGGAGGCGATGAGGCCTTCGCTGTACTTTCTAAGCATCTCCCAATCAGCGAGAGGGCGATAGTAGAAACCCTCAATGTAGGCGAGAGAAGAGATTGCCCAGAGGTTTGAGAGGCCCTTCGAAGTTTCGGCCCAAACGCAATAGTGAGAGTTGAGTCGAGACTTTGTCGCTTTGGTCTCTTCGATGGAGTCTACGACATAACCCTCCATGCCGTAGATTGGAGTGATGCCTACTTCTTTACAGGCCTCTTCGAGAAAAATGTGGCCACTCACTTCACCGTGGTCAGTGAGGCCAACGGCCGTTCCGTTAATCTCCTTGACTCGATCGGCGATTTGCTTGATGGAAGCATACCCGTCAAGAAAGGAGAATTCGCTGTGTGTGTGAAGTGAAACGTACTTACCCATGCTTCCTCCTCAGGAAACCTACTCCCCGCCTACATTGAAGTGGACGGGGAGTAGGGGAGAGATTACTTGGAGCGGTATTCGCGGATCTGGTCCTGGAGAGAAAGAGAACCAGCGGAGTTAGAGGAAGGCGCAGGTGCCGGATCGCTGTCGGGTCCAAGATGCTTCTTGTAGTAGCCTTCGGAGCCGAGAATCTCGAGGTAGTCCTGGACGGAGAGGTGGAAGAGCTTGGCGATCTTGTAGCGGTCTTCGACCTTCTCAGGATCGCGGAGTTCCTCAACTACATCACACGGAACGATCTGGTACTTGGTGTCGAGTCCGTTACCGTGTCGGGTGATGGCATAGTCACGGTCCATGATCGTACCGTAACGAGCGAAGAACCCATTGAGGTTGTTCCAGAAGTTCGTGAGGGAGTTCTGGACGAAGCCGACCTGGGGAACGGTGAGCTTCTCTCCAACCTCAAGTTCGAGTCCGAGAGCCTTAGCCTTCTCGGCGACCTCACTCGTTACCTCGACCTCTTCGGTGACATCGGAGTACTCGAACTCTCCACGAGAGATTTGCTTCTCTTCACGAAGAACGGCGAGGGAGATGGCGATGTCACGAGGACGGTAGGGACGAGTGGTGCCATCCGCGTTCGGCTGGACCATGTCTTCGCAAATGGGGCATCGACGGTTCTTGTCGAGCTCCTTGGTGCATACGAAGGTACGACGCTTTCCGTCGTTGCAGGGGATGTACTCGTGGAGACCTACTACGATAGGGTCGTCCGAAAGATTGCGGAGGATCTTGAGGTCACCCTGACCCGTAGAATCCTTCCAGTAGATCGTGAACCAGGAACCCCCTGAGTTCTGGTTAGTCGACTGGGCCGCCTTTTCAACTGCTCCGAAACCGCTTCTGAATGACATTGTGTTCTCCTAGGTGTATCTATGGGTAGGACTTTAGTCCGTACTACTAATTATATAAGAATTCCTATAATCCATCAACTGCTAGTTGCTTTTTAAGTCTCGCCTCACTTAGGAAACTCACTTCCCGATTTTCGAAACGCTTGACGACTTCTTCGGGAGGAAGACCGGCAAGATCGTCCGCTTGACCTGTCTCGTTGACTACACTCACACTTGTGTAATCGCTTAGTCCCCTCAAGAGTCTCAAAGCCCCACTCTTGCCTGCTTGGTCATCGTCAAACCATATGATGACCTTCGAGTAGTTTCGTAGAAGTTTGATTTGCTCGTCCGAGACTTTGGCCCCAAGCGTAGAAGCTAGTCTTAGGCCAGGGAGTAGGCCTTTCTCTTGGAGGGTTTCGCCTACGAGAACCGAGAAGATCGACTCCACTACGAGGACTTCGTCGGATTCTTCACCACCCAGGTAGAGGACTTCACTCTTCGGAAACCCAGGTGAATTCTGGTACTTGGGTTGACTTTGAGGAGGGAGTGCTCTCTTTTGCCACCCAACCAACTCTCCATTCCAGAAGAGAGGAAGTGTAATGCGGTTCGATTCGGGGTCATACCCTACTCTATGGCGAATGATGACGTCATCTGAGACGCCACGGGAGGAGACGTAGGGGTGAATGAAGTTCCAACCATCGAGAATTTCGGGAGAGTAAGAGGGTAATATAGGTTTAACCCTATATTCAGGCGAGAGAAGTTTGTTGATCTCCTCAAGAAAGGACTTGGAGTCCTGATCTTGAACGCCTCGAGAGAGTTTCTGGATGACTTTGACGGCACCCTCCCAGGAGCCTTCCAGTTTCTCTAGAAGCCAGAAGAGGTCTCCACCTCCGTAAGCGAAACAGTGATAGAGTTTGTCGTCAACGCTTAGACAAGCCGTAGGAGTAGAGTCTCCGTGAGAGTGATGAGGGTCAACTCGGTCGATGAGACAACTGTGAATCAACTCATCGCCATTGGAGGAGTGGGAGAGCGAGATGTTATCGGCCTGGTAGTAGTCGAGAACGTCTTCGGCGTCTATGTTCTTGACGACCTGCAGGTATTGCCTTTTGTTAGCCTTCGCGATACTAGAAAAGCCACTTCTCATTACTCTACTCCGGTCACACTTGCGATAGTTCCACGAGACTCGATCTTCGTTTGCCCCTTGAGACTCCAGTTTAGAAGCCACTCTTCAGGGGAACCACGACGGATACCGAGAATCTTGAGGAACATAGAGTTGTTTGTACGAAGTTCACGTGACTGTTGAAGACCAAAGACGATGTCAGCGAACTGCTCAATCGAGGAGGAGACGGCGAGGTTTTGCATGCCAAGCTCTTCGCCTTCCTGGACGGAGGCTCGGTTCAACTGGACTGCCATAATAGTCGGGAACATCGACTCTTCGTCTTCAGAGATCGAAGACTTGAGGTCTTCCATGATCTCTTCGTAAGCGGAACGACGATCTCGATAGTCGCGTCGAGGCTTGATGAATGAAAGCTGGTCGATGAGAATGATGTCCGCCTCAACCTCTCGTGCTCTATTCACGATGGACTGGACAGTGCGGTCATCACGGGTAGGCTTCTCAACGTAGAAGTGTCCAAGAGAGGCGAACTCTTCCTGGGCTTCTTTGAGGTGGAGAACTTCTTCACGAGTGAGGTTGCCGTTGCTAATACTCGTCATGTCCAAACCGCTAATGTAGCCATCAAGGCGATCTTCCATATCCGGAACAGAGACCTCCATAGAGACGAGAAGAGGAGTGAGACCCTTCTTCCTCGCCTCAACCGCCGACTTACAGAGAAGTTGAGTCTTACCGGTCTTGGCGTAGGCGGAGACGACAGCGAGTTCACCTGGCCTAATGCCACCGATGTGCTTGTCAACATCAGGGAGGCCAAGACCAAACGGGTCGGGGTCGAACTCGGAGACTCGGGTAGCATAGCGTGATTGTCTCTCAAGAACGTTCGAGGAGATGTCGGAACGATTCTTCCTCTCCGTCACCGAAGCGAGAACCTCCCAAAGTTCCTGGTAGGCTTCACGTGCCGATTCGAGTGGGAGTTCGTCTAGGTCCTCGGCGGCTTTACGGAGAACATTCTGGACACGAGTCCTCGTGAACCTCTCCTGGAGTTTCTCAACAACCCAAGTCAATGACTCTTCGGGTTCAACAACCTCGATGGAAGGGAACTCTTCGAGAAGAACTCTCTTGGTCGGGGTTTTGAGAAGAGAAGAGTCCTCCCAATACCGCTGTGAGAACTCGAAAGCGTTCCGGTAGAGAGGGTCGTAGATGTGTTCGGGGCGAATACCGAGGTCGAGAATACGGCGAAGATGTCCTTGCTCAATGAACCCGAGTAGGGACTTGTCTAGATCGATCAAAAGATCGGCCTCCTTTCGCCTGAGAGAACCTCATTGATTTGCTTTGACCCCATGCTAGGACCCCGGTGAGTCTCTGGGGCTCGGAAGTCTTCGATATTCCACCAAATGCCTTTGTTCTTCTCAAAGATCAACGAGAGAACCTGGGGAGGGTAGATGGCTTCAAGGTCTTGCTTGGACTTGTTGGTGGTGATGAGTGTGGTTTGACCCGCCTGGGTTCTTCTTCGAAGAATCGTCTCGATGACTTCCTTCGCATGAACCGTCTCACGTTCACGGCCCAGATCGTCCAGGAGAAGAACCTCGGACTTGAACGTCTTCTCTTCGAAGAACTCTCTCCTAGCGTAGTCGTGGTAGCCGTTGTCGAAAGTCTCGATGAGTTGAGTTGCGGTCGAGGAGTAGCAAGAAACTCCGGATTTGACCAGGTCTTTGAGGAGAAGGGAGAGAAGCATCGTCTTACCAACACCAACTCCGCCGCCGAAGAGGAGACCTAACCCTCGAGAGATTAACTCCTTGAAGTTGTCTCGGAAGAGAATAGCGGTTTCGAACGGGCCTCTCTCCTCGGAGGTGTAGTCCACCCAATCGAGACGCTGGTAGGTAGAGCCGATATTGGAGACGCTGTAATGCTTCCAGAGTTGCCATTGGAGTTGGCAATCACACTCGTAAACGGTTCCACGAAACTTGTAACTCTTCTCACCACCGCAAGTGGGGCAAAACTCGTCGGGGTCTCTCAAGAATCGAGGATCCGTAGAGGCGAGGTAGGAGACTTCACTATCGGTGAGAAACCGATAGCGGAGAATCTCTCCCTTGATTGACCTCATTAGAACTCCTCGAAGATACCAGAGACAACCGGCTTCTTGGCCTGCATAGTGACGACACCTGTCTCGTAGTTGACTTGAGTCGTCATATCGCGGTATTGACTCTCCTGCCAATCCGAGTTAGCCTTGAGAAACCATCCGGGGTAAATCGGACGATCGCCATCGGAGTAGTGTCGATAGCCGGAGTCTCGCCAGAAAATCCACTTGAGGAGGAGCTTGGGAGAGATGTCTCTATCCTTGAAGAGTTCGGTCTTCTCGAGACGAAGTACGGTGTTCCAGAAAAGTCTCGCGAACTTGAGTTCTTCCTCACGAGGAATGACCCTCTTCTGGTAGGTCAAGCATAACCAAGTGTAGTACTCTCCGAGACGACTTTTGTCGAAGTCCTCGACTCGAAGCGAGTACTTCTTCTCAAAGTTGTCAAGCTCTAAGAACTTCATTTGAACCTCCTGAAGTGTTAAAATGTGTCAGCGCCAGTTATCGTTCTTGTAGAATCCGTCGTAGACCTTGTTGGAATCACAAGAGAGGACGAGAAGCTGTGCAATACTAGTCCCTCTACGAACATAGAGAGGAATGCTTGGGGTAACCGTCATTCCGGTCGAACCCGAGTAGCCGGAATCGTAGAGACCTACCTCACCAGAGGCACCCGACTTGAAGAGAGTAGAGCGTAGAATAGAGATGGCGCATAGAGAACTCGTCAAGTGCACTTTCTCGTAGAACTCTATCTGGTAGGTCTTGTGAGGTTCGAGTTCGAGAATATCGTCGAACTCTACTTCAACGAACTCCGGGAGAATACGCTCCCCTTGGGTCAAGTCGAGGTGGCCTCGGATCTCATACACTCGATGAATACGGAGGTCAATCGAGTTGCAGGAGATGTTCTCCTGGAGAAGATTGGTGACCACTCCGAGGGTGGCAAGACGCCGTGGGTTTAGGACCGCCGTAGTCACGGGAGTTCTTTCTCAACTACGGCGATAGCCGCTTCGAGACTCTTAAACGCACTCTTGAGGTCGTCTAGAGGCGTGTTGAGAGGAATCGTGGTTCTTACGACAGTCGGGTTGTTGAGCTTGATGGCGAGAATCAAGTTCTCTTCACGAGCGGTTTCGAAAAGCTCCCAAGCCGCTTCCTTGCTCTTGAGACGAAGAGCGAGCATCAGGCCACGTCCGTTGTATCCCTCAACAACGTTCGGGTACTTCTCCGCCCAAATGCGGTATTGGGCCGTCATGAAGCGTGAACACTCTTCGACGTTCTTGAGTAGCTCAGGAGTGACCTGCTTGAGAATCTCGAGCCCAGCGGCACATACGATCGGGTTCCCTCCGAAAGTAGTCAAGTGAGAGAGAGGCGGGTCCTGGAGTTTCTCGAAGTTCTTCTTCGAAGAAATGACCGCTCCGAACGGAAGACCACCGCCACCGGCCTTACCAATAGTCGTGATGGAGGCCCGAACGCTGTAGGTGTCCTGGGCGAAGAATTGTCCAGTACGGCCAAATCCGGTCTGGACCTCGTCGACTACGGTCATGATGTTGTTCTTGTGGCACCAGGTGAAGAGCTCATCCACGAACTCTTGGGGTAGAGCTCTACAACCACCCTCACCCTGGACGAGTTCGACGAACACGCCACCCAGGTTCTCGAGGAAGTCGGGTTCGAGTTCTTCGATTTGGGTGAAGAGAGGCTTGAAGGGGTCAATCCAGCGAGTGCAAGAGTCGTCTACCCCGAAGCCTTCACGATATTTGACGTTCCAGGTCAACTGCATCGGGCCATAGCCTCGTCCGTGGAAGGCCTTCGTTAGGGCTATGACGTTCTTCTTGCCCGTGATCTTACGGACCATCTTCAAGGCGAGGTCGTTCGCCTCCGACCCGGAATTCTGGAAGAAGACCTGGCCTCCTTCACCCCACTTCTCAACGAGAGCCTTAGCGTACTCGACCTGAGCGGACTGGACGTGCTCTCCGTAGACCGTAGTGTGTCCGTAGTCGAGTGCCTGTTCAACGAGTGCGAAAGTAGCCTTGTGGTTTCTCGCTCCTAGGGAGTTCACTCCAATACCGGAGGTGAAGTCGAAGAAAGATCGAGTCTCTCCAACTCCGGAGAAAGAGCCGTACAAGTACGGGCCTTCCGCTTTCTCTACAACGAGTCCGTAGGGGGACGGGGAGGTTTGAGCCACGTACTTTCGGAAATCTTGCTGGATGGTCACTTAGATGCTCCTAACTGTGAGTTGCGGAAGATGGAGAAGTTGAAGGGTTCTACGGCGCCGTCATGGGTCCAATTCGTAGTAGGCTCCTGGGACTCACCGATGAGGCAAATGCGTGTAGGCTTCCACTTCTCAAGAATTTTAAGAACCACTTCGTCCTTGAGTCGTTCTTCCGAAGCGATCGAGAGTGTAGAGACCCACTCCGGATTGAAGTCATGGTAGGGTCCATCATGGACGGAGAGTGTCGGGATGACGAGAGCACTCGTACCGGGAAGCGGGAAGATTTGACGACTAGAGAAGAACGGGAACCTTCCAGAAACCTCTACGCCTGTCGTGATTGCCCTAACGATTGCGTTGTCTTCACCCCTCCACGGATGCCTAAAGGATCCTGCGACGGGGACGAACTCCGTGAGGGGGGCATCTGAGACGATGATCTTAGTGTTGAGACAACCCGAGCCACCCTCTACAGAGACGTCCTCGGCGAGGCCTTCAATCACCTTGACGTCCTTGAGGTCCTCCGGAGTAACGTAGGCAACCGAAAGAGCAGGTCCATAGAAAGCAATCTTGCCGTGGAACTTCTCCTGGTAGAAGTCGAAAACCTCATGAGAGCCATAGAGGATGAGACTATCGAGGTCTTCGAATACGAAAGTCTCTCGGTTGAACTCTTGAATGTCAAGCTTCTTGAGGAACTTGCCAAGAGACTCTTTGTCTTCGTAGTCTCGACTCACCGAGACACGGAGTTCATCCGAGAAGAGGAAGGGGAAGAAGAGTGACTCATAGGGGGTTGTTGACCCAGTGGAAGCCAGGACCACTCCGACCTTCGTGGAGACGAGTTCGAGTCTCATTCTCTCTACGAAGTCAAAGACGTAGTCCGAAGCGCTACCTCCGAGATAGTCGTTAACCTTGTCTCTCACCCTCTTAGGGAGAAGACCAACGGCCTCGAGATACTTCACAGCCTTCTCTTGAAGTGCATCCTTGCGTAGATAACTCATCGCCTTACCCTTTCGGCTGAGATAGAACAACCCTTCATGCTAGCCCCTGGAAGTCTCCCGAGTAGACGAATGTGATTCTTGTCTACTAGTTCGGCTCGGTCTTGAGTCTTGAGAGCGACACAAGTGGAGTAGAGGCCCGGGTCGAAGATGGTCAACTGGTTCGTCTCTTCGTCGATTCTAACCTGGACCCAATCCGGAATACGGAAGACCGAGTCAGTGCCTTCACCCCAGAAAGGAGAGTTGAGTTCGGACATTCCATACTCGGTCACGAACTTGACTTCACCCTTGTAAGAGAAGGTCTCGTCGAAAAGCTTGACGAACTCTTCTCGTGTGTAGTTTCGGGTGATGCCCTTATAGCCTCCAGTGTCGGTGATGATTGGGTTCTCTCCGAGGAAGGGTTTGAAGCCAAGTTTGCGGATCTCCTCCATGACGATGATGAAGAGGTAGGAGATCCCGTAGAGGAAAAGCCTGTCACCGTTAAGGGACCGGCGGGTCATCTCGATAACAAGGTTGGCCAGGTTACTAGCCACCTCGACCGTCACTTGAGGAGCCTTAACGAGTCGAAGAATGCTCTCCGGCTCAAGCTTCTCGCGAATCCCTACGTCGAACATGTAGGCCAGAGACGAGTGAGTCCATTCGGTGGGAGTAGGGATGAAGGCGACAGCGCTTAGACGAGGAATGTATCCGTAGACCTCATGGAATTGCTTGGAGATAGTCCTATCATAGACCATGGTGTCTTCAAGCGGGGTTCGGGAGGAGTTACCTGAGGTACCCGAGGACTCCCAAACCTTCACAGGCTCAAACCATCCGGACTTGACGAGGAACTTCGACTCTTTGTAGATCTCAATGGGAATCGGGACGATGTCATCGACGGACTCCCACTGGGAGGCATCTTCCCCCTTGAACTCAAGGAACTTCTTGTAGTAGGGGTTTAGTTCGGCTTGGATCTTTGCCATCTCGAGAATGGTGTCACTTGTGTGAAACAAGTTGAGAGACTTGAAAGAAAGCTCCTTCAACCATTCGAACTCGCTATTCATCGTCCTCGCTCCGTTCCCCAAATCGCTACGTGGACCCTCATCGAGAAGTTGTATCCGAGTTCGAGTGCCTTGTCGATGACGAGTTTGGCGTGTTCCTGGCAAGCCTCATGCGTTACACCCTCAGGCATAATCCATACGCTTCTAGGACTAATGCCGATGGTGTGGCAAAACTCGTGGACTTCGTCGAGGTCTTCGAGAGAAGCGCAAACGAACTTGAAGTCCGCACTACGAGAGTTGAGCTCCTTGAGAACCTCAGGCCTAAACCGGACTCGAAGAGGGTTACCGGAATTCTCGAGCTTCGGAGAAACAGAGAAGAAGACGCGGAGGTCATCGTCGAAGTGCGGGGGCTTGAGAACCCCGGCCGTTTCGAACTGGACCAAGCACCCCTTAGAGAGAAGAAGGTTGACTAGCCCCTGGATCTCGGACGCCTGGAGGAGAGGCTCCCCACCCGTGAGAACGACGAGGTCACCTAGCCTAAGCCCGAGACTATTAAGCTTCTCGACAACTTCCTCGGAAGACATTTGATGCTCTTCGAGAACCTGGTTGTACATGACCCCCTCACGATGCTTTTTGGCCTTGTTCTCGGTGAAAGCCCAGGTGTAGGGAGTGTCACAGAAAGAGCATGCGAGGGGGCAACGAGAGGTTCTCACGAAGAAGGCTCGACGACCCGTGAATCGCCCCTCACCCTGAATCGTAGGCCCGAAGACTTCGTTAATGTTGAGGGTCATAGTAGTTCTCCTTCCTTAAGTTGTGTCTTGAACTTCTTGAACCCGTACTTGTCGAAGAAGTCATTGAGAGCGTCGATGTCGATTTCACCGGGGAGAAACTCACAGCTACTAAGAGGGAAGTTGGAGTAGGTTGCGAGCTCTCCACTCAACTTGATGAGCCGGTAATTAGTGCGGACTCGCTCGACTTCCTCTTCGGTGAACTTGTCGTATTCTTCGAGAAGAGCGTCGAGATCGCCGTACTCTTCGATAAGCTTCCTGGCTTTGGCAGGGCCAATACCCTTGATTCCTGCGATGTTGTCGGAAGAATCACCGGTCAAAGCCCAAATCTCAGGCATACGACGAGGAGTGAGAGGGAACGCATCGGACTTCTTCTTGTTGAAGATCGTCTCCGGAGCCTTACCCATGGAAGGCTTCACGACGGTGATTTTGTCACTGATGAGCTGGCGAAGATCGTGATCCGTGGAGATAATCACCGAGGGAACACCGAGTGCCTCCGCGTTGAGTGCCGCCGCCGCCATAATATCGTCGGCTTCGACGTTCTTCTCGCGGTAGTGTCGTACTCCCAGAAGACTAAGAGCTTTCTCCAAAGGACCGAACTGGGTGAGAACTCCGTCCTTCTCCGAGTGAACTCGATTTCCCTTGTAGTCCTGGTCGAGAGAGGAGCGATACTCGCTCTTACCCCAGTCAAACGTCCAGAGAATGTGGGTCGGCTGGAAAATCCGGTAGTACTTGAAGAGAGAAGAGAGTGCTCCATAGACGCCTCCGGTCAACTCTCCGTCGGCGTTCTTCAGGTACTCGTACCCGTCCTCGGTCTTCCAGCGGTGAGCGAAGAAAGCTCGAATGAGAAGATTGTTCCCGTCGAGAATCAGGAGAAGAGGGTCTTTACTGGCGGCCATAAGTCCATCCGGAATCTTCCAAGGCCTGAGCCCTCTTGAGTGCTTCAACGTCTCCAACGGCATCGAAGTAGAGAATAAGGTTGTGAAGAGACTTCACGGCCTGGTCGGCGAGAGGCTTCCACTCGAACTTGAGTGCGGGCCAGTTCTTGTCACCCGAGTCTTCAACCGACTTCCAGGCGCTGAGATTGAGTCCTGCGGCAAACGGAGCGGTGGTATCGTTACTACGAAGGTTTGCCGGAACCTTCTCCTCGAACTTCTTGTAGAGGGAGAACTCCCAGAGGGTGTTCATTCCCAGGAGGTGAATCTCCTTCTTGCAGGTCGCCTGGAAGTCTTCACTAAAGAGGAAGGCGGCACGTCGACGGGAGTGTTCCCAGGACTTGTGACTCGTGGAGAAGGAAGGGAGTTCAATGTCGGTCGTGGTCTCGAACAGGAGATCGTACGGAATACCAATCGTCGTGATTCGGTCATCTTCTTCGTACTCTCGGAGAAGTTCGAGAACCTTGTCTCGGTCGTCTCCCTGGAGAACTGCCATGATTCCGGTCCCATAGGGGATCTGGTTGTTGGAGTCATCCAGGAAGGAGAAGGTGCGCTCTCGGGTCTTCTCGAGGTTTCCGAGTACATCCGGAGCAATGACCTCGTAGGGTTGGATCTCAGAGATCATGTCGAAGAAGCGAGCTCCGTAGAATCCCTCACCGAGCTCGTCCGCCCCGTTATCGAGGATTAGAGGAGCGGTTCGGTTCTCGTGGAGGCTTTGGGTGAGCTTGAGAGTGCGCTTCTTGTACTCCGGGGATTGCTCTACGAGGTGTGCAAGAGCGTAGGACATGGAACCGAGGTCCCAATGTTGCGCTGCGAAAGGTGGGTTAACTGCTGCTTTCATATCAACTCCTTACTAATATTATAAGTTTTCCTATAAAAGACTTCAACTGGAACAGGTTTTTAGGAACGTCTTTTCATGTTCGGGATTGAACGGAATTGCCTTGGGAAGGTTGAAGTCTACGCACCACTCTTCGATAGGAGCTCGATCACCACAGGCATGATCGAAGAAGGCTTGAACGAAGCGGAGACACTCTTTGAACTCTTCTACGTCAACCGTACCCCAGAAGAAACGGAACTCAACTGTGCCATGCTTCCGGAGACTACGAAGATTCACTCCCGTCCTAGGCGTAACCGAGTAGGTGCGACCCTTCCCGTTCCTGTGTCTCGGATAGTGGGCTTCTACGAGTTCGTCAATCGTCTCCGCCTTGAGAGCCTCCTCCACGCAAACAGCGGGAACAACTCGATACATCCAGGAGTTGACTTTCCCGCGGTAGGACTTCCAGTTCTTAACCGACTCCTCATCAAGTCCACCGGGGTTGGGAGTAGGCGAGAGTTGGTACTTGACGAAGTCCTTGATCTCAACGGAGTAGGTGAGAATCTTCTTCGCTTCCTCCAAGGTCACTCCACCGATGTGAATGTGGGTGAAGGAGCGGTAGTTGACTCCAGGATTGCAAACCGACTTGAGGGTAGCGAAGTTCTCCACCAACTGGGAAGCGGTCAAGGTCGGAACCATGCAGATCTCACCACCCATGTGGGTGTGGCCATAGGCGGTGCCGTCCAGGTTGCAGACGTCGGTTTCTTTGTCATCGAGTACTCCCAAGTAGCCTGGAAGTTCAATGCGAGTATCCCAGTCGGTCCATTCGAGTTCGGCTCCCCAGGTGTTGATCATTAGATGCGGCCTCTCTTGAAGAGTTCGAGAACCTCATTGCGGGAGTTGATGTCGAAGAAGAAGTCGCCTTCCATGCAGGAAGTGACGGTGGGAGCGGAGGAGCTAACACCACGAGTACTCATGCAAGTGTGAGTGCCCCTCACGATGACGGCAATGTCACTTGCGCCTACCATCTCGCGGATCTGTGCCGCAACTTCGTTCGTGAAATCCTCCTGGAGAAGAGGAAGGTTGCCGATCGTCTTCACGAGTCGAGCCAACTTCGAAAGGCCAACCGCTCTACCACCAGGGACGTAGGCGACGTCTACATCGTAGATCACTGGGAGGAAGTGGTGGGGACAAAGACCCGAAGCCTTGATTCCGGACTGGGAGACAATCCCACGATAGTCGGAGGGGAAGGAGCTCAACTTGTAACGGTAGAGTTCATCGGCCACCTTATCGAGAGGACGGAAGTGGCCGAGAAGGAAACGAGAAACTCGACCAGGAGTCCCAGCGAAGTTCTCGTCACTGAGATTGCATTGAAGACCCTTGAGAGTCTCCGTCATACCCTTAGTGGCCTCTTCGAGTCTCTTGTCTTCGCCGGAGGAGGGAGCACAATCCTCACAGAGGAAGAAGACTTCCTTGTCGGTGTAGACGTGAGGAGCCATGTAGGTACCTGAATTGTGGACGAGGCTATTCACCTTCTTGCCACTCTCCAGGAGCTCGTCATCGGTCTTGCGGCAAGAGATGCAAACTCCGGAAGACTTTTCGATCTTCTTGAGTGCTCCCGCCGTGTAGGAGAAGAGAGTAGAATTCATGTTGTGTTGTCCTAGTTAGAAGTAGTTGTCGTACGAGGTGTGGAAGTAGATTTCATCGCCTTCGAGATCGTGAATGCGCTGTACGAACTCCTCCACGAGTTCATGCACTTCCTTGTCCGGATCAGTGATGAAGACGTAGGGAGAGTACTCACCACTATCGAGAAGGAATCTCTCCTTGAAGGCTTCGTCGAACTTCTCCTCGACCTTACGATGGAACTCTTTGTCCTGAGGTCGTACGCCGTCGTCTTCGAGTTCGAGGAAGGAGGGCATCTTTTTCAGGACTCGGAAGGTAAAGAATTCACTCTCTTCCGCTTCGCACTCGTCGATAACCGGGAGAGAAACCTCACCACCCTCGGTTAGTTCGGCATAGACTCTCTCGTCAATCGCACAGCGATCCGAGATGAGGAAGAGAGGGTCACGGAACGAACCGTACTCGTGGATCTTCTCATTCCTCTTGGTGGAGCAAGCGGCGGGTAGAAGAGCCTCACCCTTCTCACCATTCTCCCAACCCTGCTCCTTCATGACCTCACGAGTGAAGGAGGGAAGAATCTCCGGCTTCCTCTTCGGATAGAGTCGCTCAAGCTTCCGGGAGAGTTCCTTGATGAAGGTGGTTTTCCCGGAGCCATGAACTCCCGAGACGCTAATGGCGAACATTAGGAAAGCTCCTTGAGGTTCTCAAGCGTCGACTTGATGAGAAGATAGCGCTCCTCACTAAGACGTCCGCTGTTGTATAGATTCTCCGACAACTTAAGAACGAGCTCCTCGGAGAAGTCTCGAATGTTCTTGTCGGTGCGTGGGATGTCGGGCGCTACACCCTTGCTATCCTTGAAATAGCCGAGGTTTTCGGCGGCTCGAACCCAGGAGCTAGACTTACCGAAAAGTCTAGCAACTTCTTGAGTCTTCATTCTATCACTCCCTGATAACAAAACGAGGAGACGACCAATCTCCGGGCTTGACAAAGGGTCGAAGCTCCTCAATGCTAATGGAGCCCGACTCGATTGCCTGGTCAAGTTTTTCGGAAGACAACGTGTAGGAGACGGAGGCGGGGATCTCAACCTTGTCGAAGAGAAGATCCAGGTTGTCCTTGAAGGCTTCCTTGAGACCCTCCGAGTCGATGGTTGCCTTCTTCCGGGCCCCACCCTCTCGACAGAACCTGACTCCATCACTGGAGACAAGACGTCCAGGCATCTGGGAGACCGGAGTGTCACTTTCGACGCCAACTGACTCGAACTCTTCGTCAAGACTAGAGAAGACGTATTGACGGAGGAGTTCCTTCCTGGCCTGGAGGGCGTTGAGGATCTTCTCGGAGCGGTGGTATTCGGCGGCGAGAAGATCGACTTCCTCCTGGGTGAGCTTACGAGGCTCATCGAGAGTGAGGTTCTCGAGAAGGTTCTCTTCGTAGTCGAGGAGAGCCGCGGAGAGACTTTCAAGAGCCCCGGACTGGAGTAGTTCCGTGGTCGTCTTCTTGAAAGACTCGATGGCAGCCTTCTTCGTCTCCTTCTTGGCCTTCTCAGGCTTCGAAGAAACGATCGTGGTGAGGATCGTAGCGAGTTCTTTGTTTGACATGATTGCCTCCTGAATGGCGGGTAGGTTTCTCCTATACTTATATTTTATAGGAAACCCTATAAAAGGTCAACTTGAAAGGGGACGAAGTTGTTGCGTCAACATAGAAGTCAACTCTTCGACGGTGGGCTCAATGAGAGTCTTGGAGAGATGGTCGACTACGAGACGAAGTTCTCCGTCCTCAGGGACGCCATTCCAGGAAGCACCGGCCGAACAACCCGGCTTGACCCAGGCCTCTCCATTCACAGAGATAGTAGCATTGAGTGAGACGTCTACTCGAACTTGAGTGATCTCCGCCATCTTAGTCCCCGTAAGTTGCCATTGAGGTCGGAGTCTCGTAGAGGTGAACCCTCTTCACGCGAACTTCGCCCTTGTTGAGAAGGTTGCTCATCCGTCCGAAAATGAAGGCGGCGAGGTTCTCAGCGGTAGGAACGAAGGAGGAGACGGAGAGATTCCAGTTATGCGGAGTGTCCTTGAGCTTGAGAACCCAATTCTCCTGGTCGACTCCCTCGATCTTGTCTTCGCCAGAGACGTGACTAATGCGGTAGGCGTCGAGAACCTCTCCATCGCCTACGTAGATGAGGGTACCATGGTCGAAGAGGTCGTGAATCTGGGTCTTCATAACCTCCTTGAGGTCGCCGAAATCGATGACCATACCCTCGGAGGAGTTGTCGGGATCGTCAACGAGAGGACCTTCGACCTCAACGAGAAGACGATAGCGATGGCCGTGAGGATTACGGCACTTCGACTTGTGGTTAGGGACGCGGTGGCCCATATCCCACTCAACTTCCTTGGTAACAGTGAACTTTCTCATGTTCTTCTCCTAGTTGGTGAATTGTGAACTTGTACAAACTTTATGTGCGTCTAGGTCATAGCGTGGCTCTACGAGTCTAACACTCTTCAACTTGAGTGAAGGACCGAAAGGAACCGGACTTGTCCGGCCTACGACGCTTAGAACTCGCGGGTATTTGCGGTCTAGAGAGGACCAATTAGAGCGGATCGCGTTCCAATAAGCCTGGTCTTCTCTAGAGGGGTAGAGTTTCCCTACCTGGACACGTTTCTTTCCGGAGAACACGGACAGCGTAATGTAGTTGAGTAGAGGCTTGTTCTTCAATTGCCTCTCCTCGGACTTCTTAGAGAAACCATCCACGAAGACGTAGAAGTGACTCCTCTCGGCGTAGGAGAGAAAGTCTCTACTAAGACCGGAGGCGACGTGCTTGAAGGTTAGGCTCGGGATGCCTTCTTCGAGAAGAAGATTAGCCACGTCTTCGAAGTGTGCTACGTCAGTGTAGAAGGGAGAAAGCTTTGTGCTTCGAGTACGACACTCCTCGAGAAAACTTCTCCTCGCGTGGAAGCCGAGTTCGGAGACCTGGATCCCGTTGTACTCGTAGATATCTTGGAGAATAAGGGTAGGCGTCCCGAACTTTCTCTGCAAAAGAAGGGAGGCTTCGGGGAGACAAGCGAAGACTTGGAAGGTCCTCACGGTGGAAACCGAGGGAACACTAATGCCTGAGACGGTGAGATCCTCGTTTAGACACCCGAGTTGTCCGAAGAAGGTAGTTTCATCGGAGAGTTCTTCATTGAGCTCACTAGCCAACTCGGGTACCCAATCAGCGAGATCGACTCCGTTGCCAGTCTTGAGAGTGACGACACTTTCGGACTTCTCAACGAGGACGCCTACTCCGTAGTACCAGGGAGTAAGAACCCACCCCTCTCCGGGGATGGAGTCCGTGGCCATTCCTGGCACTCCGACGACTTGGTAGATGTCTTTCATACCTATATTTTATAGGTTTTCTTATAAACAATCAACTGGAAAGTGCGCTCTACGGGACTCGAACCCGTACGCCATAGGCGGTGGATTTTAAGTCCACTGCGTCTGCCAATTCCGCCAAGAGCGCAACTTCCCCAGGCACTGAGCACCGAGCACCTGGGGAAGAGTACCCCCACCGGGACTTGAACCCGGAACTCGCGGATTAAAAGTCCGCTACTCTGCCAATTGAGTTATAGGGGCAAGCTTCCGGACTAGGATTCGAACCTAGACCAAGGGCACCAAAAACCCTTGTGCTGCCATTACACTATCCGGAAAGGAGGAGAGACTAGTCGCAACCCATTTTTCACTCATACTAGCCTCTCCAGCGCCTCCGACAGGACTCGAACCTGCAACCTCGGGATTAGAAGTCCCTCGCTCTATCCGTTGAGCTACGGAGGCTAACTCTCGCCCAGGAAGGAAAGACAAAAACTGGGCAAGAGAGTGACTCTCACCGGGCTTGAACCGATGACCTCTTGGGTGTAAACCAAGCGCTCTACCAACTGAGCTAGAGAGTCTTGAACTCCTTACGGAACTCGATGAAGGGAACCGACGAGTTCGTCGTAGGAACTAAACTTGCCTACGAGAAGATACTTCTCAAGGGAGAATCGTGCGTTCCTAAAGCCGGATTCCAGGACAACTCTCCCGGTCGAGACGATCGGAGAGATGAACTGGTAGAGATAGTAGGCGTCTCGAGTAGATTCGCCCTTCTCGTACTCTTTAGTAAGAGAGTAGTAGGGGCTAATTTCACTGAGAACCCACTTCGCGAGTTTCGAGATCGACTCACCCTTGCGGAACGGAGGGAGTTTCGCTTGGACAGCGAGTTGGACGCCTCCCTGAATGCCGTCCTTGGGAGCACCCGTGAACTTCTTCGGAGTGAAGATGTAGCCAGACGTGGAGCCCCTTCGAAGCATCGTCACGCATCCCTTGAAGTACTTGGAGAACTCGGACTCGGTCCAGGCTTCGTCATTGAAGTCGACTTTGTAGCCGAGTGGCGTGATCTGGAAGTAGTGTGGCTCATAGAGCTTCATGTCGATGAGGACTTCGAATTCGGGGAACTCGTTCATGATGTCTCTCCTTGGAGGTGAGGTTGTCTTCCTTACACCTATATTTTATAGGAAAACCTATAAAAGGTCAACTTGAATCCCACCATTTTCCGCTTGGAATGCAATAGACTCAAACTGGCATTGAGAGACCATTGCCCGATAGTAGAACGAGAGTGCCTTGAAGAACCCTACGCCGTTCTTGACACCAGAGATGGCGAGATGAAGCATCCGGAAGGGTGCACCTTGATCGGTAGTGATAGACCCGCGGACACGAAACTTTTCAAAAGCCTTCTCGTAACTATCCAGGAAGACCTTATCGGCGTCTTCGTCCGTGGTCCACTGTGCGATTCCGGTGAAGAGTTGAGAGAAGAGCTCGACTTCGAAAGTATCACCCTCATCGAGGAGGAAGCGATAGAAGGAGTCAACCTCCTTTCTCGACATTGCACCGTTCTCTCTCAAGAACTTCTCAGAAATCATTAGAACTCCTCGTAGATACCGTAGTTTGTAGGACGCACGTACTTCTTTTCACCGACTTCGACGAAGGCTTCGCCGTCGTGAGTCATGATCTTCTTGAAGTGACCCTCCTCGAGAACACGTCCACCGGGACCTGCCACTGTGAAACCGGCCCAATCGCGGAAGTCGTCATCGGGTTCTTCGTACCTATCCGCATCAATCTCGGAAACGTACTTGCGTCCCTGGACGATGAGTTCTCGGCAATGTCTCTCGTTCTCATCATTGAACATTACGAATGTCTTTCTCGGGTCAACTTCGTCACGGAAGAGTTGTGCCTCTTCGCTGACTCTCTCGAGTTCCTTGTCGGGGCCGAGCGGGTCGACGGGAAGTTTGAAGTCGATTGTGGCCGGGAGGTTGTAACGGGAGGCACGGGTCCTGTAGAGGTTTTGCTGTTCCTTGTCGTGGTCTTTAGAGTAGGAGACAGCGATAAGGTTTTGTCTCTCTCCTAAGCCGAGTGCCTGGCTATCGTAAGAGCCGTAAGCGCCACCGGTACGAGAGTGGAGGAACCCGTAACCGGAGGTGATGCTAACCTGTTGCTTGACAGCGATGTCAAACGTACTACAATCCTCGCTAGGCTCGAACTCGGACGAGGAAGAAGTCAAGCCGTTGAACTCGAGGCGATCAACAACGTCACGAGAGATTGACTTCTCTTTGATGTAGTAGGAGTCACGGAGGAGAAGACCGTGAGCGTCGTACTGGTAGCGTTCTACGTCAGGGGCTTCACTATCCCGTACCTGGTATAGCGGTTGGCCAAACTCTCCAAAACGAGGGAAGTTCTCTCTCGGTACATGTCGATTCTCCGAGGAGACATGGTCTCGGTCCAGAACTCTTCGATCGGAGAAGTTAGGTTCCCCGAGACGATCGTTAGTGACTCGCTCATTCGTGCAGGTGAGACGAGGTCTGCCCGAAACTGAACAAGTCCAAGAAGTCGGAAGAAGATCGCTTCGGAGGGAGAAGGATCGACTATCTCTAAAGATACTGCGAGGTTCTGGAGAAAGTCCTCCCGGTACTTGAGCCGATAACCCGTCGAAATAGTCAAACCAACGCTTTGGACACCGTGACTCTTTCTTCGTCGAAGTTCGGTAATCCAACCCGATAGAGCGAAGTCTCTCCTTAATACTACTGGGGTGGAGAGGTCTACGAGTGAGGGGTCCAGAAGATACAAACATTCTCCTTCCTTCGCGGCAATACTCTTTACCAGTGACTCGAGGAGAGAAGTCCTCAACCGTCTCAGGAACCTCGCCTGTCCTGCAATAGATCCGGTAAGCTTCGAACATCGTATCGTTTTGTCTCGAGAAGGCGGCGTAGAGCTCTGCGGCAGGAGTCGTGGTCGGAGCGAAGGTGAAGACGAACCACTGCGAGTGGGAAGCATGGGAGGAGTGGTGGAAAGCCCCATCGGGGAGGCCGCTTCTCCACTCGAGAGTCCCTAAATAGAGGTGAAGAATGTGGTTCTTCTCGAGCCACTCACAACCGGACCGTACCGGCTCAAGCCACTCGGGACGATACGACTCGCCCTTCATCCTCCCTTTCCAGAAACACTCCTGGCGGACGGAGTAGCTCCCGAGAACCCAACCATGACCCTTCTTCGTGATGAGTTTCTTGAAGAAGGGGTAGAGCGAAATAGCCTGCAAGGCTCCAGACGGGCAACGTCCGTTGATGTGGTCGAACTCGAAGAGGCAATTCGGGAAGAGTTCCCTCTCTACGAGGCTCAAATCAATGCGTCCCCAGGTTCTCTCCTTGTTTCCCCACTGAATAACCCTACGGTAGAAGGGGTCAAGCATGATGAGATCAAGAGACTTCACGTAGTTATGGGTAGACCAAACCGTACTCTTGGTCTTGTCGAGCTTCTCAGTGAGTCTCTCAAGCGAGAAGAAGCCGAGTTCCGTGACACTCTTGGAAAGCTCGATCCAGATTCGAAGACCAAGGAAGGATTGTACTCCCCTCTTCCTAGGGTCTCCATTGTAGCAATTGGAGACAACGTCCTCCATCCATCCCTTGGGGAGGAAGAGGGGAGTAGTATTCTGGGTGAGTGCTCTCTCCTGGAAAACCTCAGGGTTGATCTTCACGCCTTCGAACCAGAGGTTGTTCACCCAAGCTCGAACATCCTGGATCTTCACGTGAGGCGTAGGGATGCGAGTAACTTCCTCAAGCTTCCTACCAACGTAGACGGTCCGAAGGTTCCCTTTGTAGACCAAATGACGCTTGAGACGAGTCTTGAAGAGTTGAATAGCGCCTTCTAAGCCGTACTTCGCCACGTTCTCTGTGAAGAAGACGCGGTAGAACTCGACAGCTACGAGAATCTCATTGAGTTCAACGTTGTCCTTCTCGGTGAACTCGGAGAGCTTCTTCTTGAAGAAGGTTTCAACTGTGTTGCCTTTGTTCTTCCAGCTCGTAAGACTCTTGCCTAGAAGAATGTAGGGCATGTACACGTCCTCGACTACTTTGTTGAGGAAGGTATCTAAAAATTGTGAAGCCATTGCTCCGCCTTCGAGATATGAGAGCGTGTTAGGCTTCTATTTCCGCCCCTCCGGAAGAAAACGGTAGTACTCCAAGGCGGAAGAGAAGGACTACCCCGGAGGGACGGGAATAGAAGACTAACACTTAGTTTTCTCGTTAGCTCCCTACGTCCGTCCCCTCCGGATCAGGAATGGTGGCCTTCTCTACAAGGAAAAGAAGACCACCCCCGGAAGGGACAGAAGTAAGGGGCTAACCTTGCTTAGTAGCAAGAGGAAGCTTCCTTTACTTCCTATACACATAGTATATAGGTTCTCTTCGAAGAAAACAACTGCAAAACGAAAATTGCTCCAAATTGCCTAGAAACTCCCGGAATCTCAAGAGAAATTGCCAAAGGTTGTATGGCATTAAGAAAGAACATTGTTATAGCTTCGCAGCAAAGACACTCTCGAAGAGTGTGTCTCGGTTTGGTCAGAGCGATCGCCTGAGCCTCGCGAGGGCGGGAGCGTAATGACTTTACCAGAAGATGAGAAAGAGAATTCTTCGAAGACGTAGTCTGAGAAGAAGACTCTTTGAGTCTTCGCTTACGAATACCCGATAGGGTATGAGTATCGTAATCTTTGATTACTAATGTCAAACAATCTTTACAATAACCGTAGAGAAGTGAAGAGGTCCCGTGAGAGGGTGAGAGGAGAAGCGGGTTTTGGCGAGTAGGGAGTGGGTTTTGGCGTAGAGAAGATGTGAACTCGCGTAGAGGACAAAGAAACCCACCCTCCACATCGCCGTTGATGCAAAGGGTGGACGGCTAAAAAGTACGATCAGGCTTTGTCTTCCTTCGACTTCTTGAAGAGTTTCTTCTTCTTGAGCTCCTTGAGGAAGTCGAGTCCAAACGCTTCCTCCGTCATAGAAGACGAGCGCGAGAATGACTCTTGAGTGCCTTGAAGCGAAGAGGAGAGAAGGCGTCTTTCGTTGTTGACTCCCCAAATGTACTCTTCAACCGTGTCTTCGTAGTAGTAGAGACGCGATTCGAGTCCGTCCAGAAACGTGTCAGCCCTGTCGATTCTATCATTCCTCTGCATGAGTGTATCGTAGTCGTAGGGGCAATCGAAGTTGATGACGACTCGTGCTTCAGGCATGTTCATTCCATGCGATCCTGCGTCAGAGGATAGAAGAACATTACACTCAGGGGTTGTCTTGAACCTCTTTTTGGCCTCTTCGTTTTGGAGAGTCGTCTGGCCACCGTAGTGGAGTGCGTGGTTGATTCCACGCGATTTCATCTCACGCGAGATGATCTTGAGACTCAAGTTCGTCCAGTGCGTGAAGACGATGACCTTGTCTCCACCCTCAACAATCGATTCCACGTCATCTAAGACTCGCTCAAGCTTTATCGAAGTAGACGCCGAAAGCTTCTTGAGGAGTTTCGGAGGGAGTTCAAGAGCGAGTTCTGAAGTCGTCTTTAAGAGTGACTCACCTGTTAGGCAAGAGTAGCGGAGAAGGCGGAAGAATTCGAGTGTACGAACCGACTTGCCATCGTAACGGCGATCATCTTCGAGCCACAAATCCTCGAGGTAGTCGTAGAGTTCACGATCCTCCTTCGAGAGTTGGAGTGGAATCGCTTGGAATGACATTTCTTTGAAGTACTCACGGACGCCTGGATCGGACTTTCGGATGGCGAGAGAGTAGGGAAGTACCCTTCTCGGGGCCAAACGCACTTTGTCTAGGCTATAGATGTACTTGCGATTCTCCTGCTCGATGATTCGACCCGTACGAAGGCGAACCTTGTACGTCCTCTTCTCAACGTGGTCGAGATAGTCTTTGCGGAAGTCCTTCAAGGTTCCAAATGGGTTCTTCTTCGACCACTGGAAGACTTTGAAGTAGCGTTCGGCGGAGTTGCCTACCACGGACGCTGTCATAGGCCAAATTACAGGCGTACAAGCCTTGAAAAGCGATTGGAGACCTTCACGTGCCTGGTTCCCGTTCACCACCTTCTGGACCTCGTCTAGTACGAAGAGAACTCGCTTCCCTTCGATGAGGTTCTTGAGGAGTTCAAAGTCGACCGACCTGCGAGCCTTCTCGTAGTTGAGAATGTACACGTTGAAATGCTCGTTTAGATCGTAGAAGCGTCTTCTCGTCGCCTTGTCTCGATCCGGGATGCAAGGTGAGAGGGTCGTAGAAGTCTCGTAGAGTCTCCTAATCTCAGGCTTCACGGTTCGAAGAGTGAAGAAGAGGACTAAATCGACTTCGCCTTGGTTGATGAGGTACTGCGATCCGGCCGCGGCAACCACCGACTTGCCTGTTCCTGTCCCCATGTTGAAGAAATAGAACGGGTCACCCGTCTTCTTTCTCTCCAAAGCCAGGTTGAGTGCGAGGGTTTGGTAGGGGAAGAGTGAACTCTCTTCTTGCCCCCTTTTGAGAGCGAGTCCAGGAATGTCGAGAGGTTTAGTGTAGGCCTGGAGTTCGTGGTAGAGGTTGATGCTCTCCTGGGAGAGGAGGACGTCTAGGCCTACCTTGTTGAGTTCTTCACTGACGTCTTCGGGGTCGTCGAAGGGGTTCTTGAAGAAGACGTGGAGGCTCCCTTGTACTGGGATGACTTCTAGGGGGAGTTTCTTTTGGCTAATGAGCGAGAACTTCTCGATGAAGACTTTTTGCTGTTTGGGGAAGTCCCCTTTTCCAGGTAGGATCACAGCGGTCTTCTTTGAGTCCGAGTCGTGGAGGAGGTTTTGGAGCTCCTCCATACTCGTGAAGACTTTCGTTGTATTCATACCTATATTTTATAGGAAAACCTATAAAAGGTCAACTTGACTACCGTTCAACTTCGTAGTGCGGGGTAATTTCGCACGAGTACACATAGTCCGTATCACTCATCATGGTGACTTTGAGCTTCATCTTGTTACCGAGTTGAGGGAAGACAAGTCGAGAGTTCGGGTCGAGGATAGCGTTCGTGGCATCGAGGAAAGTAGCCCCACCATCATTCGAGAGCTCGTACTTGATCGTTCTCTCGAAGACCTCAACGGACGAAGTGTAGAAGGAGTATTGCGACGATGAGGCGAGTCGGATCCTACTACTTGATTTTACTTCGAGATAAGTGGTCTCGAACTCTTCCCAGGCGTTTGAGGCAACACTAGTGAACGACACGGTTGAAGTCCCGTAGGTGAGTTTGTATGTGACTCCAGGCTCAGGAGAGTAGACCTTCACCCTAACGCGGAAGTACCCCTTCTTGACTGGGAAGGGTTTAGAGACGGGGATAGGGTCAACGCCTTTGATCGAGAGTCGTCCGAAGTTCATAGTGAGTTTACTCTCGTCAAGCATCGAGTATCTTCTATCGGGTCGGTCAACGACTTGAAGACCTACTTGGGTGTATCTCGAAATCGATGGGAAGATTTCCGAGACCACTGTCGCATCGGCTCGGGTAGCTGTTACGACCCCTTCGCCCTTCTGGCAGTTAGTAAGCGTAAACTCCCCGGTCGAGTAGTCCTCTACGCGGTAAGCGGTAAGGTCGGCGTTCGAAAGCCAATCCGCTCTAAAGACTTTGAGCTCCTTGATTCCAGCGAAGTAGCCTAACTCAACATCCCTCTTCACCGTCTTGATGTCGTAACGGTGTACAGAGGTAGTGGTGAATCTCTCTCGAGTGGTCAGCGTAGTGGTCTCTTTGGTGACGTCCGTGTTGTAGGTCGTCACGGTTGAGACGCCGATGTTCGACTTCTTTCTCTCGACGTGAGTCTCGGTCGTGTCAACCTGGACGAGATCCTCACCGGGGATTCGAAGTTGCTGGCCGGGGAAAATCCACCAACCGGGGTAACGTCTTGGGAGAAGATTGACGCGGTAGTCGCTGTCGATGAGGCTTTGATTTGCTCGGTAGATGTCTTGCCAGTTGACCCCGTAACGGGAAGCGATCTTGATGAGATAGTCGCCTCTTACCACGGTGTAGTATCGTGCTTGAGCAACCCACTTCACTCCACCCGTAGTGTAGGTTCTCTCACTCTCGGAAGTGCGGTGAGAAGTCGACTTTTGAGCATGGCTTCCACGGTAGACTACCGACGATGCCTTCTCAGTAGTCCAAGAGATCGGATACTTTTTATCGAAGTAGACCGGTGTATTCGAAATCGTCCTCTTACCAACCTCGATTTCGAGGTCATAATTGCTTCTCTTCCGAGTGCGTCCACGGGAAGACGTAGAACTCGAAGATTGGCTCTTCTCAATCGTCGTAGTGTCATTTGAGAGTGACCCGTCAGTGTAGGTCTTCGTGTTGGTCGTAGTGGTTGTGTCAATGATTGTAGTGTTTGTGGTCTTGTAAGCAGTAGCGATTTCTCGTGCGGTCTTCTTGACATCGAGAGGGAAGGTGGCGTAGGAAGTCTCGATGCCCGGCTCCCAAATCGGGTAGGGCTCCTCGGTGAGGTTAGTGATCTCAAGCTTGAGGAAGGTCATGAGTCTCGGTTGAGGGAAGAAGTACCACCCTTTGTGAAGCACATAGTCAGCCCAAACGGGAGTCCACACGAGTGACGAGAAGAAGGAGGAGTCCATACCACCACGGGGAGTGTCTTCCTTCGCCCAATCGACCGCCAAAACCGCGTTCGTGAGAGAGGTTTCGGGTACTTCTCCGTCCTTGGACTCGATGACGGGTGCCGGGAACCAATACGACTCAGGGTCGGTGGTAAGCGCTTCCCAAGTAGAGCTACTCAACTCTTCGCCGTGCTTGATGATGAAGTAACGGAGAGTCCCCTGAGGGGCTCTTTGCGTAATGTCTCCCCACTTGGTTATTAGTCCTATGTAGTATGTTTTTTCTATAGTCTCTTTACTACCAATACGAACTCGCATCGTAACGAGGTTGTTCTCATTCCTGGAAATGCTCCAGAAAACAGGTTGGTTAAACTCGAGACTAGCACCATAAATCATGATGTTAGAGTTGAGACTAAACGCCTTGCTAGGGGTTAGGGTAAATGAGAGTCCAGGAATAGAGAAGAGTGTCACAGTACTGGTTACCCTATTAACGTCCGTAATAGAGCCTGCGGCCCAGAACTTCCCGTTCTTGGGAGGGAACCCAAGTTTCCGAGAGTCGAGAACGACGTTAGCGTCATAGAGACCTGACTCCGTGCGAGTACCTGTCAAAGTCTTAGGTGAGAAAGCTGTTTCGTCTAGTCTAAAAGACCCCGTGGGTTGGAAAGTCGAGTAGTAGAGGTTGAGTTGCTGACCTGAGTAGACCGGATCAATCCAGAGACGATCGATGACCTGACTCTTACCCTGCTTGTCTCGACAGTCGACATAGAGTCCTGTCACCGCTTCAGGGGAGGGTTGAGGGGCCGACTTCCAGAAAGTAGTCTCATTGTCGTCTATGGCCTTGTTTGCGTCCCAGTCTTTGACCACATGGGTGACGAAGTTGCCGAGCGAGTCTTTCGTGCTCGGAACTCCGCCCGAAGCGTCTCGTCTCGTGTAGACTCGTCTCTTGATCTCGATGTTCTTCAACCCCAACTGGACGAGTTCGTCGGGTTTTTCTTCACCCTCAATGCGTCTCACAGCGTGAATCTCGAAGGAGGTGGCGACGATCGGGTAGACTTCTCTCGAGACTTGGATGAAACCCTCACCTTCACCCACTTGCACCTGGAGTACTACTCCGTTTTTGTCCAGTACAGGGAGTCTCTTCCCACCTCTATTGGTGTAGTAGAAGGTGAGAGTGGAGGAGGTGAGTTTCACCTCAAACGAAACAACTCCAATGGAGGATGGAGTGTTGAAGTCGTATTGGAGGATTTCAACGGTTTCGTCACTTCTCTTGCGAAGGTGAGAGAGCCATCCTTCGGTTTTCGGCTTTTCGTCGTTTGTACTCTCGCTTTTTTGCTTCTCAACGAGCCAATACGGGAGACCATCTACGCGGAGTCCGGACATTACTCTTCTCCTCCTCTAAACCACGGAGTGGTTGTTCTAGAGCTTAGTAGTTCTTCGGTGGCCAGAGAGTCACTAGGCGAGTACTCTTTCTGCGCAACTTCATTCGAGATCGGAAGTCGATACGCCGTTTCTCCGAGGAACTCGCCGTTTTGCTCCCCTACTTGAGTCTTGAAGTCTTCGAAGAACTCGGATTGCGACGAGTACTTGAACGAGTAGGCTTCGCCGTTCTGGTTTTTAGCGGGGGGAGCGAAAGGAGTCACACCGAACTTGCCACCGGGATAGTTGTCAGGCGAGTCGGCTTTAGGAACCGGAAGCCACTCCGTCCATTTCTGGACCGGAGCCTCGATCTGGTAACTAGACTCCTTGACTCTCTCCGACGTCGGAGTTTTTTGGCTCTGGTATGAAATACGCGTAATGCCAGTGCCTCCGAGTCGTCCCTGGACTTTCACTTGCCTATAGACGAGAGAGAACTCCTGGGTTGAGTTGAGTGCGGTGGTCGGAGACTCTTTCTTCTTCTCCGACGAGAGCCAATTTCGCTGGTCCCAAACCTCCTCCGCCAAGTACTCGGGTTCCGGAATGGCGGCCAGGTCGGGGATGCCTGTGACAAATCTTTGCACTTCGAAGTACGAGTCGGTTGCCCCTACCCCGCCGGGGGTGATCTCTTTATGCACCGAGAGACCTCGAGGGTCTACAGTGACGATACTATCCTGAGGCTTCACGAGGTCTAGGAAGCGCAGGAGTTTCGCGGTCTCTTCGCTACTCAAGTTGACTTTGTGAGGCGTGACGACGACTTCGTTGATGAAGCGTCCTGTTCCGTTTAGAGTAGCCGCCCTACCTAAATCTCCCGAGATTGTGGGGTTTTTCGCATACTTCCACACCTCAAAGATATCGGCCGAGACTCCGAGAATCGCTTCGCATACGAGCCGGAAACCTTCAACCGTACTCGCTACGGTGCATGCTTCCAGGAACTTCACGGAGCGGTTCTTGTACTTCTCATCCTTGACCTTGACTTCGTCCCATTGGTCGGACGTCAAGCTATCAGTGGTGGGGTTGAAGCTATATGACTCCTCCGGGAGACGATTGAGTCGAAAGAGGTTGGAGAAGAGTCCGTCGATGTCACGAAACTGCAAACTCTCAACCGAAGCTTGAAGCCTCAAAAGAAGGCTTTGACGATTTAAGTCTCCGGCTCCGGCACTTCCCGAGAGTGCTTCCAGGAAACGGTAGAGGTGACTCCTCTCACTTCTAGAGTACACATTCTCATCGAAGTGGTCCATGAGCTTTTGAGTACCCTTAGGAGGGAAGTAGGGTAAGGGAAGCGTGTTAGACATCACTGCTCTCCGAACGTGTTCGTAGACTTACGCGTGAAGCTAAAGTCGTCGAATCGTGGCAACTCATCGTCTTCAAGCTTGAAGTCGAAGGTGAAGGTCTGGATCGTCGTCTTGTCTCCGAAGAGGCTTTGGACACCGTAGTTTTGTACGCCATCCGAAGCGCGTGGAATCCTCACGGCGTCTACTCCGACCACTCCGTGAATGCAATGCTCGATGTCGGATAGTTGGATCCAATCGCCGAACTGGATCTTGGACGCCCAATCCGTCAAAGCCTTCTTGATGGAGGCGTCGACGGTTCGAGTGTCATATCCGGTCTCGTAGATGATGAAAGCGTTCGCTCTTAGACTCCGGTATTGAGCGGCGTGGACTAAGACGTCGGTCGTGATTTGCCTGTTTTGGTCTAGAAGCGCCCCGGCCAACTCCGGGGTTCTATCATAGACGTACTCGACGTTGAAGATGCTTCCAGCGAGAGGCGGGTTTAGCCACTCAATTCCGCAGATTTCAAGCGACGAGCCCCTCTCAACCGTCGTAGACACCACGGGATAAAAATGAGTTCCGAGCTTGTACTCCTTAGAAGCCACCTCAATCGTCGACGGGAGGGAGAGAATCGGGGCGTGGCCTAGTCTAGAGAAGAGTGAGCCCTCCTTCGGATTAGTGTTCGTGCCGAGCCTCACGAAGTTTTTGACGTTGAGGAGGTCGCTTTCGCCGGATGTGAACTTCGACGTCTCGTTGACCGAAGTGATGTCGAGTACAGAGACGGGATCGCGACCCTCTACAAAGACGTCTACTTTGTTCGTGATGTTTTTGGCCGGATCGTTACGCGACTTAGTGGAGACGTACTCGTAGGAGAGGGAGAAGGTCGTGCCGGTCGGGAAGAGTTGCTCGCTGATCGCATGGATGATAAGAGGCACTTTGTACTCGGGGTTGTAGTGGACTCCACGAGTGAGGTGTCCTTCATCCGTCTTGATGTAGTCTCCGAGAGGCCAAATGTACTTCGTGTCGATTCGAGGCACCTCAACACGTTGGTTTTGCATTTGGAGTTGCACTTCACGACGTGAGATGGGGCCTACGACCTTGACCTTCGTCACTTTTTGGAGTTGCTCGATGAGAGCCTCGTAGAAGTCCTCCGTTCCCACGAGTGAGCGGAGGAAAGTGTTGCGGAAACGCGCTCTAAGCTCCGAGTCGGTTTCGGGGTCAACTCCTCCAGTAAACGAGTTGGCGTTGACGAGGGTTCCTACACCAAGTGAGGTGGAGTAGCCTACGACCGTTTTGGCGGGAGTATTGCCAACCGTGCCAACGACGGAGCATTCAACGTGGAGTTCCGTGGTGCTTTCGTTTCGGTTGATGAAGGCAGGGACGGTGACCTGGTAGTTGATTCGAGGCGCTGTGTCCGTTTCAGGGACGAAGACCACGGTTCCCGCCGGGATCACCACCGTGTTCGTGGCCGGAGTCTTAAGCGTGAAGGTGCATACTCCGGAGGCTCTCTTACCCTGGAGGCGTCCAAAGCCGAAAAGTCCGACGAGTTGCTCGAGCTCAATACCTGTCTTGGCGTCGATGTCCCAGGAGGTGGTGGAAACCGCTGTGTCGAGGTAGGCGTTCGAGACCACTTCGGAGACCGCGTCGATGATCTTACGCTCAGGTGTACCAATCTCGGCCGAGATGGAGGGGTCGGTTACCTTCAAGTAGTCTCGGATGTCTTTAGAGACTTGCTCTGGGGTTCTCATTTCGCGCCTGCTTTCACCGTGTTGATTTGACCCGCTCCGTTTCGGAAGACAATGTCGACTTTGAGGGAGTCATAGTTCGAGTGGGGGTTCACCGAAATGACCTCGGCGAGCACTTCTTCAGGAGAGTAGAGTGAGGGATTTTCTCTCATCCCGAGTTGCTGGACTTTCTGGTAGTTTTGAAGCACTCTCACTACCTCGCTTTTCAGGAAGGCGATCTCCTGCGGTCTCATTGCCTGGCCTACGTACGAGTCTAAAGTCGACCCGTAGTAGGGGTGGAACCGGTCGATGCCGAAGACTTCACGGAGCCAGAGGGAGAGGTCTTGTCTTAGCTTCTCGGTTTTCGACACGAGACTCACTCCGGATGGAGTCACTGTGAGGTCTCCGTCCGTAATTCTCAGCGATCTGGTCATCTCACTCCTTCTTTACTCTTAGAGGTTCTTTGACTGGGATAGTTTTTCTTTTATAGAACGAAGTCTACAAGGAGAACTAGGTCCTCTTACTTAGAAGGACCGTAGGAGGGTGTGTTCTTTAGTCAGCCCCCGAAGTCAACCCGTCGATGGAGGAGTCTCCAACCACGGAGGGAGAATTGATGGTTGCTGAGGTCGAGAATCCACTCTCGTAACTAAACGTGTGAGTCACCGCCTGGACATAGACCTGCACTCCGTATGACTTCACGTAGACTCTCATGCCTGGGTAGAGTTCGGGCATGAAGGTGAACCTCACTCGAGTGTTGTATTGCTCGGACCACTTTTGCATGAAGGTTTGAAGCGAGATAAACCACTCGAAGGGTCCACTCTTGACGTTCGGTACGTCGTTTCTAAGAGGGCGCTTGCCGAAACGCTTCATGAAGACGCTTGGCCAATCCTCGTCCGAAACACCAGGAAGGGGGCTTCCTTTGACGACTAGTTCCCTCACGAAGTCGTTCTCGAGTGAGATAGTATTTCCACCGAGAAGGTCACCAGTGCTAATAGACGAGCCGTCTCCAGTTCGAGAGCCGAAAGTGAAGACGTGTGTAGTGATGGGGTCGTCACTAACGTCGATTCCAAAGTCGAGGATCTCGACGTCTTCCAGGTAGAGTTTCGCCTTAGTCCCGTAGAGCCCGAACGGGTCAGGGAAGAACGCTACGAACTCTCCATTAGGTCCGGACATGAAGGACCTTAAGGAAGCGGCCGTGAATTGCTTGATCGACTTGAAGAGAGGTTGATCGTTGACGATGGCTTTGTCTCCCTTGAGTGCCAAGGAGAGAGCATCCGCACGGAAGTTTCCGAAACGATGCGAGAAGAGAAGTTCGTTCACTCTATTCTTAGAGGCACCCTGAGAAGTGGTCCCTCCCCCGGATGTTTGGTCACCCGTAGTAACGTCGTAGGCTTTACCCACCTGGTCTTGAGGGTCTAGGAACTTCCCGTTCCACCAAATCTTGAAGGTAAGTCTCTCCGCTTTGCCTAGGACGGTGCCTTGAGGGACGATTTGGTCTTTCTGGACCGAAACCTCCGTGAGTCCGCTATAGGTCATCTTGCTATCGTAGGATTGGACGATGACTTGCTTGTCGGTTACGTTGGTCACCTTACCTGACAAAGCCGCTTTGACGCCGTCTGAAGACATGCTCGGCGAAGTGATGACGACACCCGTCTTACCAGCGCCGAACTTGACTTCGATGGTCGGGGTTCCTTCACACGGCCAAATGAGTGTCTCAGAGGAGGTTCCACCAGAGGTCGAGGAGGTCTTGTTGTCTCCAGACGAGCCTCCGGAGGCCATGTACTTGCATACGGCGTTAACGTAGTCCCACATCGTGAGAGGGTTGTTGGGAACGTTTTGGTTCCACTTGTTCTTGTCGTCCGCCCACGCAGGATAGATGTGGTGGGCCGCAACCTTTTGCCAATCGCCGTACGTGCCGAAAGCAGCTAAGGCATCGGCTCGAGCTCTCTCATCCTGGACGGTGGGTGGAGCGAGGTAAGCCTCCGAGTAGCCTTTATAGTTGTTCCACGTAGTGGTGATGTACTGGTATGCACCCGAAGCATCCGAGTTAGCCATCGAGGTTTTGATCGTGTAGTTTCCGTTCGATTCTCTCTCGCGGAGACCTTTCAAGAAGAGGTCAACATCGGCCGAGGATCCGGTCACAGTTCCTTGATCCGACCCGACACTACCCTTGACTCCGAGAAGTTTGAAGACTTGCTCCATGAGTTCTTCCTGGGAGTAGTCTTCGGCGTACTCGGTGGCGAGTTTCGTGAGTCTTTCGGGAATCTCCGAGATGAGAATCTCGGGTTGACTCCATCCCGCGACGTCTACTAGAAGACGCTGGAGGATACCTGCCGCACCCTTGTCGACTTCATCATTGTCGGGTTTGAGGAGGTTGAGTGAAGCCGGGAGGCCAGGATCCCAGTAAGTGTTGAGAAGACGCTTGAGGGAGCACTGGAAGTCGATCGTACAGGTCGACGGGTAGAGTGAGACAAGCGGGACTTTGGTGACATATCCAGTGAGGACACGATACCACGAACTATTCTTCTTGAGAGAGACGGTGATGCGGTCCATTCTCTCGATCTGGTAGCCTCCACCGGTGTAGCGCCCTCTACGGTTGTTGAGTACGATAGACCCGTGAGAGACCGAGTCTATAGAACGCGATACGGAGCCGGAGATGACATCACTCGAGATGTCGAGTTCTTCTCCTGGGTGTTGTCTCGGCTGGACAATGACTTGCACCTCAGGTGCGTAGACTAGTGTTTTCTCGGACATTACTCCCAGTCCTTCAAGTAGGCCGGCGGTTTCTCAGGCGGGTTATTTTCTAAGGCTTTGTCTTTGCTTGACGACTTCTTGGAGGCATCTTTTTGTCTCAACCGGTCGATGTTGACCTTGCCTCCAGTGACCTTATCCCACGAAGTACCCCAAGAAGACGTGTAAGTTCTCCCCATGAGGAGGTCGGAGGCAAGCGACATGGTGACTGTGATAGTTGGGAAGAAGTTTCCGGTCGTCAATCCAGCAGGAATATCGGGGATGTAGCCCAAGTAATCCATCCCAAGTTCCGGGTAGGTGAATCTCACGAGAGGGTCGACTCGTGCCGCGGAGAGAAGATGACTCCCTCGGAAGAAGTCCGCTAAAGAGACTTGCTCCTCATAGCCTCTCATCTGGAGTTTAAGGGAGAGTGAACCTTGACGAGCTCTAACCGGGTAGTTTTGCCTTGAGTCTCTCAACTGTGAGCCGAGAAGTTGGGTTCCGAGAGAGGTCGAGTACCCTACGACCACCACTGAGATCGATTGACCTGCACAAGAGAAGTATGCTTTACTCATTGAAGCCTACAATATCGGGGAGTTGGAGGTCCTCTGTGCCTCTATCGGGGAGAGGATAGAGGCCTTCTTTGACCGAGAAAGCGAATCCACCTGCGGAGTAGTCCTCCTTCACGGGGAGTTTCACGGGAGCAGAGACGGGGAAACTTGGGATAAGCATTACATTCTCCCTACGTAAGGCATCATGTTCGAGAAATAGACGGGGACTTCTTTGACGACGTCGCCAGGGACAGGGGCGTGGATCATTCGCCCGTTACCCGTGTAGATTGCGACGTGGTAGACTCCACCTGAGCCTCCCCAGAAGAGGAGGTCACCAGGTTGGGCTTGGCTATAAGGGATCTTAGCCGACGTGGTCGCCTGGTATTGTTGGGCGGCCGTACGGGGGAGTGTTTTGCCTTGAGAGCGGTAAGACGCTTGAGTGAGTCCGGAGCAATCATATCCAGCCGAGGATTCACCACCCCAAACGTACGGTGTTCCGATAGCGTTTCTTGCGAACTCGATGATGCTTGCCGCCGAACCCGTTGCGGTAGCCGAACCTCCGGACGCTCCGTTGTTGGCACTCTCATCGTATTCGTAGTGGAGTGCTTCGTCGGCGTGTTCTTTGTTGTAGTCCGTTTCGGGACTCGAGTAGTTTTCGGCGACGTACCCGACTCCGTCCTGGATCTTCGTCAACGCCTCGGTTTTGAGTTCGCTGAGAACTGGAGTGAGGTCTTCGTCTTCGGCGACTGCGAAAGTCAAAGAGACGGGGAAAGTCACGTTCTCGAGACTATCGGAGATGTTGAGACTTTGGACGTAGACCGAGAAGCTCCAATTTCTCTTCGAGTAGAAAAGACGCGCCGTTCTCTTCTCTTCGAGGTCGTCGGTTTGCCAGGCGATGAGGTCTCTCACGAAGCGGATGAAGCGGTGAAACTCTTCCCGTGACCTCAAGTGGGTTTGAAGCGTTAGACCAGTGATGGAGATGCCTAGGAGTTGGACTACTCTTCCACCCAGCGTATCCTGCGAAGTCGTCTTCTGCGAATATCTCCAGGTGAAAGAGTCGGGGTCAAACGGGAAGGTGAACCCGCCTGGTCCTCCAGGTGCCGAAAGCGTTGTGGTCATTAGTCACCTCTCTTCGACTTCGGATCGTTGGAGGGAGAGTTACCCTCTCGGGTTCTCTTTTCGTCCGGAGTTCCACCCTCGGGGTCGTTGATCGAGAACCAGCGTCTCGCCTCGGGAGAGAGCGTAATTTCGGCGGAAGTCTTTCCAGCGGTCCCACTAACAAGGTCCTGAGGAGACACACCGTTCTTAGCCGAGTTCACGATTTGCGCAAGGCCCAGACCAGTGTTGTAGTTGACTTCACCCGTAGCGGTCTTGACACCCCAAGCCATCTTGTTGGCTTCATCCGCCGTGTCGAGGTCATCCATCCAGGCGTGTTCTTCGTGGTAGTTTTGCGCCTTCGTAAGAGCGGCATCGGTACCTGACGCTCCAATTCTTTGCTCTTCCTTCAAAGCATCGTAGTACTCTTGGAGTGTGTGTTCGCTACCTTGGGAGTCCTTCCACACGACCTGGCTTAGGCTTCCGGAATTGTATGCCGCTCCGAGGATGGCACCAGTTTCGTCACCCTCCATACCCCAATTGGTCACCACGTCATTGTCCGTACCGAACATGTTGTACCATGCATCGGTGTCAGTGTGGATCTTGAGGCCTTGTCCGGCAATCGCTCCACCCGACTTACTCTTATCCATGTCCTTAGCATCGACCGCTTGAGCCTTGTTTCTCGAGGTGATCTCGTCCATACCGACCGCTTGCTTGGTTTTCTCAGGGTCGGTGAAGGTGTTGTAGAAGTCCTGGAACTCCTGGAAAGACATGTTTTTGACCGCTGGAATCGCCGACTTAGCGATCTCGTAGGTCTCATGCGGGTTTGACCCCTCCATGGACTTGAGGTACTCGCCGACCGCAGTGAAGTACTCGGGGACGAACTCTTCAGAGGAGAGCTCGGTGACCTGCGAGACGTCGATTCCTCTACGTGCCGCGATTTGGCTATAGATCATGGAAGTGTAGGGGTCATCTCCACCGATTGAGAGGAGAGCGTTAGAGAACTTTGTCCTCTTCTCCTCCGGAACCTCGGCTCCTCCAAGCATATTCCCCGAAGCCTCCATGAGAGCGGAGGTAGCATCGGCGTTCAAACCCACTTTACCGGCGGTTTCGGCGGCCGATTGTGCACGGGTTAACGCGGCCTCCTGGTCACCCTCCCTCTCTCCTACATCCGCTCTAATGTTCTTCATCGTAGCACTCAAGTTCTCGATAGACATCGAACCCTCGGAGACCGAAGCTTTCATGAGTTGCATCGACTTGCTAACCGAAACATTCATGTCCCGGAGATTCTCGGTTAAGAAGTCGGTGATCTTGTCGTAGTTGTCGCCCTTAGCACCTGTGTTGAGACCAGCCATGACGAGTTGGCGTGCCTGTTCGGTGCTAATCCAGGGGTCAAGTGCCAAAGCCTTGATTTCGGCGTCTTGCTGAACTTTGAAGAGAGCCGCGTCCGTACCCGAGAGACCTCTCTTTTGGCCCTCTTTCTGGTAATCGGCGTATGTGTTGACGCCTTCATAGATTCCACCAATAACGGCGGTTGCCCCGGCGATCCAGGGGCCAGCGGCCGCTAGACCTGAGCCGAGCTCACCGAGGAAGCCACCTGACTTTGAGAGAACATTCGCTAACCCGTCCACTCCTCTACCTCTCAAAGCCGCTTGGCCAGCGTTCTTGAGTTTGCCTAAGTCTCCAATCGAGAACCCGTCCCCTGAGGAAGACTCGGGTCTAGAAGGACGTGAAGGTCTCTCGGGTTCCTCCGGAGGAGTCGGGAGGGTATCGGTGTCTACGGGAGGTTTGGTGGGTGGAGGAGCGGAGGAGTAACTCGTCTCGGGTAGAGCCTTCTCCCGCTGGTTGATGATCTCGTATTCGAGGTCTCTTCTCTTCTCGAGTTGCTCGTTGTACTTCTCGACTCCCTCATTGAGGAGCGTTTGGTACTTGGCGAGGTCCTTTTGGTTGTCTAGAGTCTTCTCGAGTTTTTGGGCGACTTCACCGTAGAAGTTCGAGATGGGGTTGAGGACATCTTTCCACTCGGTGGAGTAGCGGGAGAGGATGCTAAACTTGTCCGAAAGCTCCTGGACTTCGGTTTGAATAACGCGGAGTTCTTCCTTCGAATCGTCCGCTCCGAACTCGAGACGCGCTAAGACGCTTACTTCGTCGTTCTCAAAAATACTCACTAGGTCCACTCCTCTAATTGCGGGTCTCTAAGTTCTACTTCTCCGAAACTCGAGAGTAGTTCGTCTAAGCCTTGAAGTTCGTCTTTCGTAATCTCCAGGGAGGCATCCTCCGGGTCCGTTTCTTTACCTTCTTCGGGGAAGGCTTTGAAGAAAAGTTCGGGGTTCTGGAAGTACGCCTGGAACTTCAAGGAGTTCAACTCTCGCTTGTAGTCGTTGTAGTCTCCCATGTGGAGAAGGTAAGAGAGCGCCCAGACCTGAATCTTGTCTATGTCGCCTTGAAGGTTCCCAGACTCCTTGCTTAGACGAAGAAAAGACTCAAGTCTAGGCTCTAGTCTTTTCCCGAGGTGAGTTTCTGGAGAAGTTTGTCGGTGTCTTCCTCGAGTTCACGGAATCCTTCGTAGATCTTGTTGACGAAGAGAGGGTAGAACTTCCCGACCTTCTCGAACTTCTTGGGGAGAGTTGCTTTCTCCTCGGTGGAGAAGGGAGTGTAGAGGGGCTCACCGTCGATGGTGACGATGGATGCGGCGAGAACCGCGGTCTTGAAAGCCTTCGAGAACCCTCGAGTGTCTTCCCACTCCTTAATGAGCGAGATGACTTCGAGTTCCTCACGAACCGAGATAGTGCGGAGAAGAACGGAGTGGCCTAAGACTTCGACCACCTTCGTTCTCGAGCCGTTGAGTAGATGGGTTTTGAGTAGAGACTCCTCACCTTCGGTGAAAGTGATCTTCTCTACCTCTTCGGGAGTGAGTTCGTCCGTCATTAGTTTCTCCTAACAGGAACCCCTCCCCTCGGGATGGTGGAAGGGGAGGGGCAAATTATGAAGTCGAAGTGTTAGTTAAGCCACTTCGCTCTAGTGTACATGACCGTGATGGACTTCGGGAGCTCCATCGTGTCGATTCGGATTTGCTCGGAGTCCTGGATATCCGTGATGGTGCATCCATAGTAGTTCTTGATGCGCTGTCCACCACCAGGCTTCTTGATGATCTTCTGGCACGAGATGTTTCCGAGAGCTACCTGCGTCTTGAAGACATCGAGAATATCGGAAGCCGACTCGAGTCCAGGAAGTTGCTGCCAAACGGACTCGTTCCAGAGCTCGAAGTTGGTCAACTGGAGAGTACCTGCGCCAATCGCTCTAGGAGTGAGGATCTCGACGGGGTATTCGGCATCGAGGGGCTGGATGGCTTTCGGGGTAGCAACCGGGCGAGGTGCGGTGTCCGAAATGACCTGAAGCCAAGCAAGACGCTGGCCTCTCCAGGTAAAGGCGGTCCATCCAGATCCGCCGACACGTACGTTAGAATCAGCCATTTAATTCTCCTTAGTTCTCGGTGGTCTCGAGGGATCCGGAAGTGATGTTGAGCGCGTAACGGACTACGACGTAGTTCATCGGGACGGAGGCTCTCCAGGCGAAGCGGACTTCGACGTGGTCGGGCTGCGACGGGGACTGGCGAACCTTGAGGTCGGTGTACGAGAGAATCGTACCAGCGTTGACGAGTCCCTGGAGTGCGGTGTCAACCGAAGCCTTGACGTTGGAAAGCGTCAGGGAGTCGATCAGCGAACCGATGATACCATCGTTGTCCAGAGTGTCGCGGACGGCGGAGACCATGGCGTCTCTTTGGCCTACGATAGACCATTCACGAGTAGTAAGCGAGGAGGGATCGGTCGTTACACCGTGGCGTACTCTAATGGACCCGTTGGCCGCTTGCTCGAGAGTCGTGACACCGGATTGGGTTTCGAGGTCTCTAACGGCGGGTGCTTCCTGGCGAGGAATGGACTGGAAGCCTACGATCGACTTGCGAGTGAGAGGAATGGCCGGGCCAAGGCTCGAAGCCAAACCGGCAAGTGCCGCGGCAACGTACTGGCCGCCAACCGTAACAGTGTTGTTAGCCGTAGAGACGTAGAGGGAGATAGCCGAAGGCGAGACGAGAAGAACCCTAGCGTTTCGAATCGACTCCGCCGCCGTCTTACGAGCTTCGGAGGTGACCGAGGAGACCGTACCATCCAGGCCGAGAATCGCTCGTCTCTCCGCTCCATTGGCGGAGTTTCGAGTGACGTGGGCGGAGACTTGAGCCTTAATGGAGGAGGCATCGGTTACCGGTACGATGATCGAGACTCTCTCACCGGAAACCTTCGCGAGTGCTTCCTCGAAGTCGGATGCCTTAACAGCGTCGCCGGTCTTCTTAACGGCTACCGCGAGGATGGAGGACGCTCCGTTGACGAACGCGAGTTGGCCAGCGAGGGTAAGAGGAGAGTTAACCTCTCCGGTAGCCTTGAAAGCGGGGCCGAAACGCTCCGCTAGGTCCTCGGTCGCCGTGAAGATGGTGGCATCGTAGTAGTTGTCCGGAACGGAGAGGAAGGTGACCTTCAAGTCCGTGTCGTTCGGAATCTTGGCGACAACCGGCTTGATCTTCGTCTCTTTGCCGGTTTGCTCGATTGCGTAGTCGGTCGTAAGAGTGTAGGCTTCACCCGTAGCCTCTTTGAAGACCTTGATCGACTCCTTGACGATGTTCGCCGTAGAGAGTGTCACAGTTGCGGAAGCGCGAGCTCTTTCGACTCCGGAAACACCTCCCTGGGTCTCACCGAGAAGAGCAATCGTTCTCGAAGAAGTCGTGAGGGCTCCGATAATCGGCCCCTCAATCTCTTGTACTAGAATACCGGGTACGGTGTAGTCGGGCATACCCTCTCCTTTCTTTCTACTCTTTCGTAGTTTGCCAGGAGGGAAATTATACCCACGCCTGGTCCTTAATTTCTGGAATGACTTCGACCGACTTCAACGGGACAAGTTCGCCGGTCTTGATGTTCGAAGCGAACTCGCCTTGAATGTTGAGGGAGTAGGAGTCCTCATATACGATCTTGTTCGGGTCCCAGGGAGTCCCAATGGTCTCCGATTGGCCTCCAGGCGTGAGGAGGGCTTCCTGGGGTGTAATGTTGATGTAGTCGTTGTTCGAAAGCTCGGATTGGAAGCCTCCACCCGTCTCGGATTCTCTACCAAAGAGGAAAGTGTGGATTAGGGCTCCAGCGATTTGGTCTCGGTCCTTCGAGGAGAGAGCAAGGATTGAAAAGGACATTCGCCCTTTAAAAGACCCGAGTTGGAACTCTTTTGAAGTGCCTTCCTCCACGAAGGTGGGGTCGAGCGAGAGTCTTTGCAACTGCGAGAAGGAGAATCTCACCCAAACGCCTGGATATTGCGTCTCTCTCTCCGGATACTCCATGCTAATCTGGTCTTTGAGCATCGCTAAGGCGTCTTGAGGACCTAAGTAGTTCGAGTTTAGGCCCTTACGGAGAGCAGTGACTCCGGCTCTCTTCACTGCCTCCAAAACGCTGTAAGTGCTATAGTTTTTGACCGTCATTACACAACCTCACCGTCTTTTGAGAGTAGGAACTTGGCCGCTTCACCCTGGATCTCGGGCCAAAACTCCAGGATAGCGTCCCTGAGTGAACTTCTAAGAAGATAGGTAGGCTTGATTCCCGGGTGATGCCACTTTCTCTCCCGGAAAACACGCACTCCTCCAGGCAAAGTCACCCATCCAGGTTGGCCTACACCCTTGACTCTCCTGGGACCCTGGGGTAGAGGCACTACTTTTCCTTCAAGAGAGGTCATATCGAAGGGTCTCGTACCGTATTCCTGGTAGAGGTAGTGTCTCGGAACGCGTAGAGAAGCCGCTCCTAGTTCTCCGACCGGAACAATCTTGTGTCCCGTAGTCCACTTTCTCCTAGAAGTAGCTTCCCAAGCCCTCGAAGCCGCTTCATCGGCGATTTTTTGGGAGAGTCCCTTAGAAACCTTGAAGACTCTCATACGAATGCTCCTCAAAAACAGGCGTAGTGGTAAGTTTCTCAGTGAGTCTAACGGGGGTTGAAGGCCTAAAGGAGGGTTCTTTGTTTTGCTCCCAGGGTTCGAGGAGAAGTTTGTAGATCGGATGAGTGTTTGTGAGGCGATTCACCGACCCCTTTTGCTGGATGATGTCTACGGAGTAGTCGCCTCTCCTCATTCCATCCCTAAGAGTCGTCTTAGACACTCGGCTAATCGTGAAAGCCTCGACCGGAGAGGTAGGCACATCACCTCTCCAGGAGTCGACTCGAAGAATGAAGTCGTTTTGAGTCACCTCAACAAGGCCATCCATGACTACTGTGGACTCGACAGGGAGGAACTCGCCTTGCTTCGTGATCTTCTCGTCGTTGTTGTTGTCGGAGAAGATCACATAGGTGAGAGTCGCTTGGATGACCGCGGGATCTAACCCCGTGCCAAAGCAATAGGGGCACTCGGTTGAGTAGGAGGCCTGCAGGTAGACCGGGTCAAAACACGAAGGACACCGGTTCTCAAACGAGTCTTGAGCCGCCGAGTGACCCATATGAATAACGAAGGCGGGTTCACCCTGGGTTTTGAGTGCGTCGATGACTTGCTTTTGAAGCTTAGACACACTGTGATAGCGTGGAAGACGAACAAGAGTCATTCTACCTCACTAACGCCATAGGGGAAGCGGGGTACCATCTACCCGCTCGAACCGCTCCAACATAGGCACCCGACCTAAACGAAGAGCCACTCCCGTAAATACCACCCGATACGAGGAGAGCTCCACGTCCGAGCTTCATAAGACTCTTCTTGAAGGTGGCAAGCATATCATTGTAGGACTTCTCTTCGTCTCTAAGAACGCCTTGCCATCTCGTCATGTAATCTCGACGGTCGGCGTACGTTACGCCTCCACCCGAGATTTGGGGTTGCTCCACGTAGGTTCTAACGAAGTGCCTCAAAGTCTCGAGGTAGAGTGCTTGAGTGAGAAGCCCGTAATGCTCTTCGGGGAAAGGAGTTCCACCGGCAACCGAGTAGTGGGTTACGGGTTGACGGGTGGAGTTGATCTTGTCCACCGAGATTTGCAGGAGTTGAGCAAGTCTCTCATAGGAGAAGTGGGTTTGGAACTCCTCGTAGAAAGACGGGACGCCTCCACTCGTGTTGTCCATGAGGTCACCGAAGAGGTAGGTTACTCGAGCCACGATGCTCTTTTCGCCTTCGGTGAGCGATTGGTAGAGAGGCATGTACTCGAGAATCTCGAAGTACTCTTTGAACTTTACTTGGTGTCCTTTGATTGTGTAGGTCCAAGTGACTCGGAGAAGTCCAATCTCTTGAACCGCTTCAAGGGGAATAGTGGAGGAGTAGACGCCTTCCTCTTCACGGACTACCTCCGGAGAGGGGAGGGAGGTTTCGTAGTTGGTTTTGTCGGCTAGGTTGCCTTCGAAGTCTACGGTGACTACGGGAGTGGAATCGGGGTCGCATAATGCCCCGGTGGGTCCAAGGATTCGAAGACCGATAGGAGACTCGAGATAGCGTGAGATTTGACGTCTAATAACGCTTTGGGTTTGGAAGATATTAGACGATACTACTTCTTCATCCATTCGAGTCTCCTATCGAGTGTCTTAGTAATCGGTTCTCGTGTGTTGTACGGCGAAGAGTTCGGTGGTGAGAACCGGCTTAGCCACCTCGTGTCTAACCTCGGCTACCTTAGGCTTCTCGGCTTTGACTTCTTCGACCTTGGCCTCTTCGGCTTTAGGCTCAACCTTAGCCTTAGGCTCTTCCTTGGTCTCCTCGGCGGGAGTCTCGACTACCTCTTCGATGGGAGTCTCGAGGTCGAGGGTTTCTTCCTTCTTAGCCTTAGGCATTGTCTTCACCCATTTCAAAGTCGATGCCTACGTCACCAAGGGTTTCCTTGATCGTGAAGTCGTTCGAGCCGGGAGTCGCTTCTAGAACCTCGTCCGGAGAGAGGACTCCAGGGTGGACATACGTTTCCTTATCCACAACTTCATACGCCCATTTGGGGTCGGAGGAAACCGTCACATCCCCTCGACGCCAAAGTTTCTGGAAGCCAGGGGCCTTAGCGATCTCGATAGGGAGAACTTGAGTGTTCTCATCCGAGTGAGACGGGCCTACTTCGAGAGAGACTTCGTCTCGGGAGGTGTGGATGAGTTTCGCAGTTAGATTGTTTCTAACGTAGAGAACTTCATCGACGACGTAGGGGAGATCCTCCGGAGAGAGGATTCCTTTCTTGAGCTTCTTGGTTGCCATCCCTATTCCTTCTTGACATATAGCAAAGGATGGAGAAGAGATGATCCCCTTCTCCATCCTTTACGTTGAATCAGGCCTTGGAAATCTTGACCAGACCACGCGGGTTGAGGACAGCCATACCAACCAGCTCGTCCATAACCCAACCGTAGTGGAAGCGAGGAGCGTTGTTGTCCTCTTCCACATCCAGCGAGTACATGACCGGGAAGACACCCAGGAACTCGGGAGCCGGGGTCATGTAGGCCGTGTTCGGAGGAATAATCACCGAACGGCCGATCTGGAATTCACCGAACTCCTGGACCTTCTCGCCGGCGACGACCTTGTCCTTGAAGGCCCAACCCGTGGTGTTGATGTCCCAACGGTACAGGTCACGGTAGAGCTTGGTCGAGAAGAGAATTCTCTTCGCTTCCAGCTCGTTGCCTTCGATGTTCGCTACGGCGTCATAGAAGACGTTCGGGGTCAGGTGATCGCCCGAGAACGTAACGTTGTTGACGAAGGCCTCACCCGTCTGGGTCATGGGGTTCTTCGCCAGGTAGGACTTCATCGAAGCCTCGAACAGGGTCACGAGGCGGGAGTCCTCCTGCTTCATGATGGCCTGCTTGGCCTCGTCCTGAGCGTACTCCATCGCGTTGGTGCGGAGGTAGTACACGTCTTCCTTCTTGATCTGCGGGAAGGCCGCGATGCGGAAGAGGGTCACGGGGAGACGCTTGCCCTCGAACGGGGTGATCTTGACTTCACCCTCGTTGCCGTGAAGCATGTAGGCCTGACCACGATCGTCCATGACGTCGTACTCGATCGGGACACCCGGGGTCAGGGCATCCTCAACCAGGACGTTACGCAGGAGGCCCTGGTAACGGAGCTTGAGCTGGATCGGGCCAATCATGGACTGTGCCAGCTTGTGACGGCCCAGGCTCGAGTTCAGGTTCATAGAAGCGAGTCTCTCACGCTTCTGGGCGGTGGACAGCTTGTCGGAGCCAAGCTTGCGCTGGGCGGCCAGGATCTCGCGGACGTAAGCGTCCGAAGCCTTAGCCTTACGCTGCATGGAGTTAGTCATTCTTCTTCTCCTATCAGGCGGCGGTCTGGTCGAGGGTGACGATGATCTTGTTGCCTGCCACCTCAATGAGGCGACCAGCAATCTTGTCGGAAACCTTGCCGGCGGTCGCTGCCTCGTTGGTCAGCTTGCCGGGGCCATCGGCGTGGCCGGGAAGCGTGACGCGGAGGACAACAGGGCCAGTGGTCTCATCCGGGGTCTTCCAGGTGACGCCGGTCGTGGCGTAAGCCGGGGAGAGAACCTCGAAAACGGACTGGTTGTCACCAACCCAGGTGGCGAACAGGTTCGAGCCGGAAGAACGAACCTCGTCAACACCCATCTTGGGGGCAACGAACAGGGCCGAGAGGCCGAGAGGAGCGTGCTTCGTGGCGGTGGTGCCGGTACCGAAGAGGGTAACGTTGTCACCAGCGGTACGGGTAACGACCATACCGGGGAGGATGTCGACGGAACGATCCCACTTGGGGTCCAGGTAGGTCGCCATCGGGGTGGCCTGAGTGTCGGCGTAAACCGGGCGGATCGTCCGCTTCAGGTCTACATTGTCCAGAGTAACCTTGAACATTCTTTCTCCTTACAGAAGAATCAGGGCGTCGGAGTCAACGCCACGCTTGGAAGAGGTGCGAGTGGGGTTCAGGCGAGGACCCTCACGGGCCGCAACACGGCGAGGAGTCGTGTTGGTCACTCTACCAGCGGAACGGGCCTGAGGAGCCTTCTTCTGCTTGCGGTAGAGCTGGAAGGCGGCGGCGTGGATGGCGGCCGTCTTACGGAGAGGCATCTTCTCGAGCTTGGCGGCTCTCTTGAAGACATCCTGGGAGTTGAGAATACCGGCCTTGACCTCAAGACGAGCCGTCTTCATGGCCAGAGCCTCAGAGGTCTCATCGAGGGTGTCGGGGTTCGTCTCGATGTCCTCTTCAACCTCAGGGTCGATCTCTTCGATCGGCTCATCGTCCAGGAGGTTGGTGTCCCCCTCCGAAGCACGACGGCGGGGGGTGGCCCTGCGCCGGGCC